GTAGGTGCGAGGGGTTTTTCTGTTTGGTGGGCAATTTTGATTTTTTAAGAGGCTTATCATTTTTGCCCACGAATTGCCCACATCGGCACGCCCTACGACTTCTGGCAGACGATTAAAAACGGGCTGTATCTGCTTACAGGGTTGCCGATCCGTGATGCGCCTCATCGTTTGAATTGCTCGGAGACAGTGGATCGAATGTTTGCTTCCGCAGGCATTAATTTAACGCCTGATGAGTTGGGGAAAGTAACACCGGGAGATCTGGTTAAATCCAACCATCTCTTAAAAATCGCATAGCTATTTTCATGGGGAGCTGCTAATTGCGGCTCCTTATCTTTTGCCCCCAGGGGGTTAGGAGGATGCAGGTATGGACTTTGCAACATGGACACCTTTCAATCACGGTAGCAGCCGCAATCAGTGGAATCCTGCTTGGGGGGGCAGGGCGTTCAAGGGCAATCAATCAGGATATCGCACAGCAGGCGAGCGCTGGCGCCCTTCAACGGGCGGATATCGAGTTTATTAAACGTGGGGTAGATGATATCCGCCTTGATCAGAAAGCGCAAGGGAAACTGTTCGACGAACTGAGCGAACGTGTAACTCGCGTGGAAGAGTCTACAAAGCAAGCGCACAAACGGCTTGATCGTCTCGATGACGAGAACTAAATCTTGAAAGGTGGATGTTCAGTATGAAAGAAACGGACCTGTTGGCATTAGCCAACGAATACTTGTTGGATGAAGTATTGATTGTTGTAGTCGCGCTCCTGTTTATTGGCGTGATTCTAAAGAAAATACCGAGGGTAGCTGACTGGCTGATTCCATGGCTTCTGACCGTAAGCGGCGTTGGACTAGCCTGGGGAGTTATGGGAGCCATTAGTGTTCAAGCAACGATTCAGGGTATTCTTGCTGCTGGGATTGCAACACTGGGGCACCAGCTTTGGAAGCAGACATTTGTGAAAAGGGAAGGTGATCAATAATGACCCAGCAAGAGTTTATCGCAAAAATCGCGCCTGCAGCTGTTGCCGATATGAAAAAGACACGGGTACCAGCCTCGCTGACCATTGCCCAGACGATCTTGGAAAGCAAGTGGATTAACCATCAATGCCAACAACCTGTTTGGTATCAAAGGAACTGGCACCGCGGGCAGTGTTAACATGCCGACTACGGAGTATGTAGGATCGACCCCAATTAAAACAAGCGCGGAATTCCGGAAATACAATAACTGGGCCGAATCGATTGCCGATCACTCAGCCCTTATCCTGAACGGTACAAGGGACAAACCTACTCGATACCATGGCGTCCTTGGGGCTGATTACAAGATAGCCTGCCAGAAGATCAAAGAAGGCGGGTATGCGACTGATCCGACCTATCCAAAGAAACTGATCAACTTGATCAAAACGTATAACCTTCACCAGTATGATGTCGATAAGTCTGGCAACTCTGTGGATAAAGAACAACCAGAATTAAAGCTGGAGGAATTGGAGCGCGAAGCAGGCTTGAAGGCAATTGACAGCCTTGCTGCAAAAGGATTGCTAAACGATCCTGACAAATGTAAACAGAGGCTAATAGACAATCCGAAAGGCGTTCTGGAGGAATTGCCGTGGTTAGTCTTTACGCTACTTGACCGAGCAACAGATAAAATGCTTCTGCAAGGGGTACCGCCAACAAAATGCGGACTAAGCCCCGTTTGATCAAAAAAGGCCGGTATCCTGTACGCTAAGGATTACCGGCTATTCCTGTTATGGCTACTTCATTTGTGTTCCCACAGTGGTTTGATTTAGGGCCGAACGGAGACCATGAACTAAAAACTTTCATCTAATAGGAAAGATTAACCTCTGTCCATTAATGATAAATATTTATGTACAACGGCTTGAGCGAGACAAGTTGATGAATCAATAAAGGAAATATCATTGGATTTTTTATCTGTAACAACATTTAAATCTGTACATGCAATGATAGCGGTATCAATCGTTTCAGCTAATTCTGAATAGAATTCATCCCATAATAGAAGGGACTCATCGATTTGACCTTGTTTAATCTTTGCTATTATTTGATTCACGCAGGTTTGCCAACGATCTTGATGTAAAAAATCATAACCTTCTCTCACTAAAGCATCTTGAAATATTCCAGACTGAACCGTTGGATTGGTGGCTAAAAGAGCTACCTTTTTTGAGTTTTTTGGTATTTCCCTTATTGTTTCATCAATCATGTTTAATATGGGAACTGAAACTGAGTTGTTTATTTGGTTAAAATAGATATGTGCCGTATTACATGGGATGGCAATAAAATCAACATCTGTTTTTTCAAGTCTGCGAGCCCCATTAATAATTGCCATTTCCATGTCCGTATGGTTGAGAGGTTTATCAATGTAGAAAGGCGTTGGACATGAATAAATCATCATGTGAGGGAAATCAATGTCATTTATTGCTCCATATATCTTTTGGCACTGGTCTACTACTTTATCTACAAATGGCCCAGTAGATTTTGGACCCATTCCTGCTAATATTCCAATCATAGTTGTACCCCCTAAAATAAAGTCACCATCTTCTCTATAACTTTAACATAAGTATCCAATTTTCTTCTATGTGCTTAAGTACATCATGCATAACTGGACCGACGAGCAGGCAACTCAAATCTTGCGAAGTTGTTGGGAGGCGACGGCTCCTGGCGGTCGGGTGCTCATCATGGACCCAGTTCTCCCTCCTGGAGATACGCCTCATACAAGTAAATTAATGGATGTCCTTTGAATGGCGATCTACGAAGAGGTCGAGAACGTACGGAAGAGGAATTCCGCCGATTGCTGGCTGGGCCTGATTTACGGTTTAATCGCGTCATCGATACCGGTTGCTACGTTTCGATCGTAGAAGCTGTGACCAACTGAGACTCGAATCAAGGAGACTTCCCAAGACGATCAGCCTTTCACAAGGCCCACTTACCATGTTCTCGGCGGGATGTCCAACGAAAAAACTACTGCAAACATTGGATTGTTCTGTACAGAAGCGGAAGCACAGGCTGCAGGATATCGGAACGTAGTGGTAAACAACCCGCCTCCACATTAAAAGGAAACGGGTTTTCATTAGTACATGTCTAGCTAAACATATAGATGAGTTTTAAGTTACTTGCGTGTTCCCGTTTTGTTCGCATATAATACAAACAAACGTTCTTGTTTCTTCGGGGTGGTTACTTTGGCCTTGTCTGACATCGAGCGGAAGGTATTAAGAGTGATCGGCAACTATTCGGCAGGACGAAGAAGGACGCCAACTGTAGATGAACTATGCATCAAGACAGGTCGTGATAGAGGCGGAATCATGACAATACTCGATGCTCTCACGAAAGAGGAATACATTGAGTGGCATAGGTCTGAGCCCGATCAGATGGAAGTGTTCGAAACTTGGGAAAGGAACGGTGTATTGAAATGGCCTCTAAGATAGAAAATCCTTTTTCGATGCGTTTTTTGCTACCAGATCAACGGACGATGTATTTACAGATGAAGGAAGACGATAAACTCGTACCCATGCCTATACTTGTGCAGGATGAACTTGAATCGTTTCATTACCAAACTCAGAGACGCCGGACGAGAAAATTATGCTGTTGCGATTACTTGGTGGAAACGCAAGAAGAAAAGCATCGGAACTACTTGTAGGATGTGGGGAAAAGTTGAGCGGATAGATACGAATATTAGAAAGGTAAAGCTGCTTACAGATGAAGATGTTCAATGGATACCAATGGATACGATTATCGATGTTAGCAGTTAGGAGGTTCAATAGATGGCAAAGTCAACCACACCAAAAAGACCGACTCGGGATGAACTTGAATTAGAAGAATTGGGAAATCAGCTCGTTGAAGCAAAAGACGATGGCGACGAAAGAGCGCTAACTGTTTGGGGATTCCCTGAAAAAATCCGAGGGCGGATCATCGTTCTTGATTCGCGTACAAGGCTGGTTCATGTGGAGGAAAACGAAACAATACGGAAAATCCCCTTTCTGGACATCATGAAGGTGAGTTACGAGTAATTACCAGCGCATGTCTCTCTAGGTATTGATACAATTATATCGGTGATGCTATATGGGGTACCTTCGGCATAACGCGGAATTACCTTGATTGACAACTATTACTTAAAAAAAGGAAAACGCCTCGAATAATCGGGGCGTTTTTTGTATGTATAGATTATTTTACTGAATCCTTTAGTTCTTTACCTGGTTTAAACGCAGGCATCTTACTCGCAGCGATTTCAATTTCTTCTCCAGTTTGAGGATTACGACCCTTTCGAGCAGCTCGCTCCCGCACTTCAAAATTGCCGAATCCAATAAGGGATACTTTGTCCCCTTCTTTTAGCGCATCTGCAATAGCATCTAATATAGCATCTACCGCTTTTGTAGCATCTTTCTTAGTTAATTCGGAGGTTTCAGCGACTTTTGTAACCAGTTCAGTCTTATTCATGAAAACACCCTTTCCTCAAGATATCCTCATTTTACTAGAAAAATAGAGGGAATGTAAGTGTTTGGGGAACATTCGTTTGTGGTATCTGTGATTAATAGCCTGAAAAACGACATACCAGAATGTATCGAAGAGATTGCTAATCTATAAAAAAGAGGCACCTTCCTGGTTTATAGGAGGTGCCTCGTCGTGTTATTTGGTATATTCCATCACCTTAAAGGATTGAATCTTACTGAAAGCTACATAATCTTATCTATAAGTAAATGGCCCCTTATTAAAAACATGTATGTTTCTTTGCCGCGTCTGTCTGCACGGCCATTATACCAGGTGATGAAGTCCTTTACTTCAAATGCAGTTAGAATCAAAGGCAGGTTGTTTTTTTATTTGCTCTATGATGACCCGTGTTCCTGTGTTTAACGGATATCAATCTGACTTTTTATAGATGTCTGGAGGAATTGCGAAAAGTTCAAGCCAGCTTCTTCTTTAGTCTGCTTCAAACTTTTGGGCAATTTTTCGACATTGATTTGGTTGCTTCTACATCTCGGTATGGTGGCATTTAGTTGCCGAGGATACCAATGGGTATAGGTTGAATATTTAGAAAATATAAATTTTGATGAATCGACATTTAGTGACAAAGTGTAAAATATATAGTAAAAATATACAAATCAAGGAGGTAGTTTAAAAGCATGAAAAGAATATTGTCAGTAATATTGGTAGCTTCTCTAGTATTTACTTATTCTGGAGGTGCTCAGGCTGCAAGTCATAATACAAAACTATTGTCGGAACAAAGTGAAGAGCTCAATCACTTTTTCTCAGAAACAAAAGATATCTTTGGAGAAGATGGCGAAGTCATCGGTGAAGAAGTCATAAATGTTTTTAGAAAAGTAGAAGTAGATGAAAATGATACAAAGAAGGTTACAATCACTAAACAAGTAGAAGAGAAATATATTGACGATCGCGATTCAATCAAGAGTGAGAAAACATTTGAACTGGAAATCACAAGCGATGGAAAGTATTTTATTAATGGAGAAAAATTAAGCGAAAAATTTTTACAATCTCCTGGATACGAAGAAAGTAACAACGAGAATAAATCTTCAAAGAAACTAAAGGCAGAATATGATGGTCAATCGGGTGGGATATTCAACATTTGCTCTTACGACGAAATTAATAAGCGCTATTATTAATTAGTTGCAACGCCTGATGCTGATGACTATCTGGAAAGGGGTAAAGGAAAGCGATTAACGAAGTATTCTTATAATGATGAAAACGTAAGCGATTTTAAAAGGTATTGTGATAAAGTAGAAGATGCTAGGGGCGATTTAAGAGAGGCTCAAGCTGAGTTAGCTGTAGTTATAGGTGTTGCTTTGGTAACGTGGGAAATGATACTTCCTTTAATTGCTGAAGGGGCAGCAGGTGCTGTTCTTGCTTACAAAATCTATGATTCCAGTAAATCTGGAAGAGAAGATTTAGAAACTGCATATAACATACTAAAAAATGATATTACTCCATACTAATTAATGTTAAACGATCCGCAGTTAAGTAGTTTTTCTGCGGATCGTTCTTAGATTATAATTATTTTTGGAAGGATATCGGCTAATACTTAAAGAGAAAGGATGGTCAGTCAATATTGTAGCCATCATATTTGTCGTATGCACCTTGTTGTTTTTACTGCTCGTATCATTGTTAATTTTCAAAAAAAATAAGAACCAAAAAGAAATATTTGCTTATATTGTATTGGCTCTAATAATGTTACACCAAGCCATCGATTCGTTTGGGAAAATGAACCAATGATATCATTAAAACGAAACTATAAATAAAATCCTTGCTGAAAAAAAGTTTATTTTAGCTGGCTAGAAAACAACCCGTCCCTGTTTTGAGGAGACGGGATGTTTTGTTAATACCTGTCCATGTAGTCAGCCAAATATACGAAATGCTTTCCTCCACCAATCATGTAGCCCTTGAGTTTCTCACGGAACACTCTGTCAGCAAGTGCCAACTCAACAACAAACGCTTGGGCACTTCCTAGCGACCTATTCCGTTTCGCTCGACCTGAAATAACAGATTTTCCATTATTCCAAAAAAGCGGTTTTGTGATAGAAGCGGTAGGAGTTCGCGATTCTGTTACCAAACAAGCATGAGAGAAAAGGCCATATATTATAAAGCAAAATCCACACAGGAGCTTGGATTACCCCTAGGTGCACTTAATTTGAAGAATATCGAGATTTGTGTTTGCCCACTATTTTGCCCACGAAAATTTGAAAAGGCTTTGATGCCGTTTGAAACAACAGTAGGTGAAACTGTTGATATTATGCGCTTTCCAGGGAGTATTAAAACTGATCGAAAGCCAAGGATATGTTCCGCACACGCGTTCACGACTGGGAGCGCGAGCAATACATGACTGCTTACTAATAAGCGAAACCCCTTGTGCCTGTAGGTGCGAGGGGTTTTTCTATTTGGTGGGCAAATTTGATTTTTTAAGGGGTTTTACATTTTTGCCCACGATTTGCCCACTATTTTTTTCTGAGTACACACTTTCCATGTAGCTTTCAAACTTGTCCATGTTGTCTAATTCAATTTTCTTTGAGATGTGTGCATATACATCCGAGGTGATCTGGATGCTACCGTGGCCTAAACGTTCTTGGATGTATTTCATATCAGTTCCAGTTTCTAATAACAGCACTGCGTGAGTGTGTCTCAGAGAGTGAATAGGGATAGAGGGAATGTTCAATCGTTTAAGTGTACGTGAGAAAGCGTTAAAGAGAGACGATTTAGGGACGATATTACCATCGTCTCTGGTTAAAACGAGATTCAAATCGTGGTGATAAAGTTCGTTTAAAGCCAGCTTTTTTTGGTTCTGGTATTTCATGTGTTGCTTTAGATCATCAGCTAATGTTTTGCTCATACGAATAATTCTAGTTGAGTTGTATGTTTTTGTATCGCCAAATAGCTCACTTTTGTCTTTTGCTTGAAAGTCCAGTGTCTTGTTAATACTTATCGTCATATTCTTAAAATCTATGTCCGACCACTGTAAAGCTCCTGCTTCCCCTTTACGCATACCAGTTTCAATTAGCACTTTAAAAAATAGCCAATAAATGTAGCCGTAAAGGTGTACCGCTTGTAAAAATCGGGGAATGTCACTTGTCTCCATAAATTTTAAACCGGTCTTATTTTTTTCGCGACCCTTGATGGTAACACCGCTGCAGGGGTTTTTCTCGATCTTATTCAAAGTCAAGGCTTTTTCCATTGCGTTGTTTAGAGTTGTGTGGATCAATTCGATAGTTCGCTTACTGTAGTCTTTATCTTCTGCAAGGTGATTTATAAATTTTTGGTACATAAACGGTTTTAATTCTTGTAACATGATTTTTTTGAAATATGGAACAATATGGTTTGAAATGTTTCGGCTGTGTAATGTAAAGGTATTTTTACGCACTGTGTCTTTTTTGTACTCATCTAACCAAATCATAAGAAAATCTTGGAGCGGTAGATCCTTTTGCTCGTATCCCTCCAACAAGCCGTTTTCAAATTCAGTGGCTGCGATTTGTGCTTCTTTCTTAGTTGCAAAACCCCCTTTTGTTTTTTCTTTGTACTCCTGAGTGAAAGGATCAGTGTACTTTAATCGATACTCCCATTTTTTTCCTCGCTTTCTGAAACTCGCCATAACGTTTTCTCCTTACATTTAGAATGTAAAAAAAGCGCATCCGATTGGGTGCGACTTTTTATTGATGCCTTTTTTGAAGCAAAGTAACAATGTAATTGCTCAAGCTTCTGTTTTCATTTTTCGCTTCTTCTTCCAGTTTCTTTTTTAATTCTACAGGCATGGTTATAAGTGCTTTAGTAGTTTCTGATGACATGATATTCACCTCCTATCCAAAGTATAAACAATCTAATATAGTATTGCAATACTGTGAATCTATGTATATACTTTGGATATCTAATAGATATAAAGGAGATATCCATATGGATAAGAGCATGCTTTTAGAAATGCAACCTTTTAGTTATTTTGCTTCAAAAAGGGACCTAAGACAGTCTATCAACGAACGGGTAAGGAAATTAAGAAACAAGCTTACTCCATCAACTTTGTGTGTTCTAGATGTATTAAGGTTACGATCGATGAAAGTTTTAGGAGTCGCATACCTAAAAATCGAAACAATCATTGCTTTAACAAAAGTAAGCCGGGCAAGTGTGGAAAGGGCGATTAGGAAGTTGGAGCAGGAAGGGATTATAAAACGTATCTTTACTTCCAGAAAAACAGGGCTCCAAGGGGCGAACATTTACTATTTTTTACCCTTGAATGACGGGGTTGAAGTGACGGGGTTGGACAAGCCTAAAACGCCTGAAATATCAAAGGTTGAGGCTTCCAATCAGGAATCTAATACAGGGATTTTTAATACTCCAAAAAGACCAAAAGAAACTAAGAAAAATAACGTAAACGGAACGCATCTCGCAAAAGACAGCTCTGTAATTCCTTCTTACATCCCGAAAGAATTCGCTAAGTTGATCCAGCAAGGATTTTCATGCGGAAGAGTAATCAAACAGTTCTGGGGCAAGGTGGTGATGTTTAAACGCGCTACAGGGTGGACTCGTAACGAGAACGTGTTGCCAATTGCTGCCAATGCCTGGGAATACACCAAGATCGAGTACAAGAGGGATAAAAAAGAGTGGGAGCTTGATCGTTTCCTGAAATGCTTCTATGGCACGATGAAGCGGATCGAAGAGAAAAGAGTCGAGGAATATGCTGCTTTGTGGGTGTGATTTCTTAAAAAAATTTTCTGATACAATAAAATTTTGTTAAGGAAAATGTTATACTTGTTAGGTGAAATTTACTTTTATTAACGATCGATCTAAAAACTGGTAAAAGCAAAAAGCCAACGGGGTACGATTGGCCACGAACCTTTCGTACTCTTTACCACCAAGACCAGACCTTGGTGGCGGGCCGAAACCGCTTTCCGTCGACATAAACAATATTTTACAGCTTTGAACAGGATACAACAAGTGGTACAAATTCGGTTTATTACTTAAATCCTGCCATCATAAAATTGGTGTAAGGCTTTTGCTTCTCAAAGGAGAGAAGTAATAAATGCTATATCATAAACGTAAACAATTCGGGCTGTTATTGAAGAATCTGAGAAATGATCGAGGATGGAACCAGGACAAACTAGCCGAAGAGTTGGACGTCTCAAGACAAACGATTGCAAACACAGAGCGAGGCCAAAATGTCCCGAAAGCAAAATTTGTAGAACACGCTTTTCAATTGTTTGGTTCGGAAGAGTTAATCAGGCATTACATCAGTATACAAGAGGACAGGAAAGAACTTATGGCATTGGCCGATGCTGTTGTATCAGATCAATACCATCCTGTTATTAATTCAGTCATGAAACAGGTAATCAAGGAGTCTTTAAAGACTAACGATCTTCACGCTATTTTCTCGACGTTATTCCAGATGATCATGTGGGAATTGAAATTCAAAGGGAAAGTGAATCGCCGTAAAAACGATTGGCTGATTAAGGTAACGCAATATCTTGATCCAGACCCAGAGGCTTTCTTTGAAATGATTGAAAAGCTTTACCATCATTCACGTGAGTCCAGTAACTTCTCTGCTTTTATTACGATTACCGAGGGCATAAAATGCAAGGTAACACTAGGGAATAGTCGCCTGTCACAGATTCTTTGTTACCAAGCCAATGCGTATTTCTACTCTGGTAATATTCGAAAAGCTTACAAAGTATCATCAAAGGCACTGGACACTATGAACGGTGAAGTATATAAGCATACAGCCTTTGCATACCATCGGCACGCCCTGATTTGCATGCAACAAATTGAATTCGAAGAAGCTCTTGAGGCCGAACTGGTCAGTCTTAGTCTCCTGAAGCCAACTGAATATCACCATTCGATTGTTAAAGCAGGGCTTGCTCGTTTGTACTACATGAACGGGGATTATGGTAAAGCGAACGAGTATTGGGAAGATGTATTCACAAAGTATGATGTACTCGATCCGGCTAGGGCGCATTCGTTAAATGACATGATAATGATGGAAATCAAACTGGGTAATCTGGAACAAGCGCACGCTAAGATCGTCGAATGCGATAGGCTCTTAGATCGCGCAAAGAAAAACAAATGGCCACATTACGATGTAGAAAGTATGCTTTTGAGAAGAAACAAAATTATGCTTGAAGCAGTCGAGACTGGAAACTTTCTCTCCCCAGAAGTAGGGAATATTCTTCAAGAACTTAACAACAGCTATTTAAGAGACGAACGTGAGCTAACAAAAAATTTCGTCCTAGAGAGAATGTTTTTATCTAGTAGAATATAGGTATCTCGGAAAAGGAGGGGTTATTATGAAAAAGTTACTTGTTGTACCTGTTACGGCTTTGATGTTGGCACTTGGGGTGTTTAGTGGATCAGCTCTTGCTGGACCACCTGAATGGGCACCGGCACAAGGAGATCCGGTGCTGGTGCCATCTAGCAATGGGAATATTGTAGCTCTTAGCGGCCCACCAGAGTGGTAAGGGTTTCGGTGAATCTAAACATAAATGTAAAGTGATTTACAAATTTTGGAGAAAAAAGTTGTAGCACTTTACAGAAAAAAGAATTTGACTGGTATAAAATAACGTTAGGCATATGAGCCTGGCGTTATTTTTGTTATAGGACTGGAAACAGTTGCAAAATGTGCAAGATACTCACACAATCAAAAGAGAACAAGTGTTCGAAAATAGGGGGATTAGTGCATGGAGAATGTAGCGACACAGTCAGACAAGACTAAGCTCGAAAAACTCAATTACATAGCAACGACCTGTACACCGGAACAGATAAATGAATTATATAAAGCATTTCTGGAATATTCCCAGAAAACGAAATAAAAAAAAAACCGCCCGATTAAGGGCGGTTTTGTGCTTTTGTTTGAAGCGTCCACATGGCAAATTCGAGAAACTTATCTTGTTCGCTTGGGGCCATCTTGGCTAAAACCTCATTAAGGGTTTTGCTGCTAGCAATCATGGCTTCTAAACCTTTGATTGGAGTCCTATTATCTGTCCTGCCTAACATATAGTCTGTACTTACGTGAAAAAATTCAGCAAATCCGATAAGCATATCAAATGTGGGTGTTCTGGTTCCACGCTCATATCCAGAAATAGTTACTTTCCCTACCCCAAACGTTTCGCCAAGTTCCTCTTGAGACATATCCTTTTCCATTCGTAACGAACGCAATCTTTCCCCGAAGAGATTATCCATTAGATTACTCACCCTTATATCATCATATCCCTATTTTAATCAATGTGTTAGCGGACTGCAAACAAAAAAATTGGCATTTTAATAAAATTATAGTTGACTGTAAGCGATTTGCTAACTTATATTAAAAGAACGAAAGCGAAATGCTAACAAAATTTAAATCAAGATAGCAAATTGATAACTGGATGTGATGTTATGCATAACAGAATTCGAGAGTTGCGAGAGAAAAGGGGGTTAAGGCTAGAAGCTCTCGCCAAATTGGTCAATATCTCAAAGGGTTATATGTCCCAAATTGAAACTGGGGCACGCGGGAAAAAGATTTGTTATCCACTTCTGACAAGAATCGCGACCGCTTTGGAAACTACAGCAGAATACTTAATGAATGGTGAAGCGAATGACCAAGAAGCTGAACAAATCGGTTCCAGAGCAGGGCATTGAATACGACAAGCGTGGACGTCTGATGTACCATCCAGACTTTCATCCTAATCAGGGAAAACGATTTACGGATGATGAGACAGCCTACCTTTGTAAATTCTATGAAACTGACTCTTTGAAATCCTTATCACTGGCCCTTGGTCGCCTAGAAAGGTCGCTAGAGTACAGAATCGCATACCTCAAGAAAGCAGGGCTTTTCGATTACTACAGGGTCAAATGGGATCGCCAATTAACGCTTAAAGAAGGGAGTGAATATTATGAAAAAGCTAGTAGCAGTAGATGTAAATGAACAAGAGATAAGAAATATGTGCCGAGAAAAGATTTCGGAATTGATCAAGGAAGTTGATGCAGAGTTGGTGTTTTGGGATAAGAAAGAGCTATTACGTAGAACCATGATGTGCTGGCCCACTATTCTTAATCAGTTCTTTTACGATCCTAGATTCCCCAAACATAAAATCGGCACTAAATGGTACTTCCCAGCTAGGGAGACTAGAGAGTTTTTAACTCAGTGGTTATCCGAACAACCAAAGCATTGATTTTTTTGGTGGACAAGTTTCAAACAGGGGAGGTAAACCGTGTGAGCAAGCTGATTCTCAATCCTGAATACGGTCTTTACGAACGTAATGGTCAGGCATTTTGCAGCAGTCGGCAAGTGGCTGTGGAGTTCGAAAAAGAGCATAAGAATGTCCTTCGCGATATCGAAAATCTGGATTGCAGTGAAGGATTTAGACGGCTCAATTTTGAGCAGTCCTCCTACAAGAACGAGCAGAACAAGAAACAACCCGAATATCTCATGACGAAAGACGGATTCACCTTTCTGGCTATGGGGTATCGCGGAGCAAAAGCAGCTCGTTTTAAAGAAGCTTACATTCGACGTTTTAACGAAATGGCGGCATTCATTCAATCACTGCAAGCAACCAAGATTGAATTTCCGGCGTTTACGGATGCGATCATGTCAGCACATGAAGAGCCGAAACATTACCACTTCTCCAACGAGATAAACATGATCTACCGGATTGTATTGGGGATGGATGCAAAATCATTCAGGGAGCAAAATGGACTCGCTAAAGGTGAGGTCATTAAGCCTTATCTATCCTTGGCGCAAATTCAAGCCATCGAGACATTACAGCGTGTGGATATCGGCCTGATCATCGCAATCCCTGAATACGACCAACGTAAACAGATGCTTGCACAGTATCTTGACCGGATGAAGTTGAAACGAATTGCGTAATGGACAAGCCTGGGAGGAGGAGAGTGGGAATGGATGAAAAACGTATTCGCAAGATTGTTCAGGAGGAAATTGAAAAAGGAAAAGTGGGCGCAAGTAGCACCACGCCCATTGGACAAGCAACAAACGAGTTCATGGATTTGATGAAACGCCACGATTTAACGTTTCGTGAAGCCACGATGATTTTCCGAGATGCAAGGAATCGGCTCTGGCCGTCACTGGAAGATCGGGATTAAACTCTAATCCACTCAGATAGATCCGTAGGGGCATCAAGGACTTGACCGTCGAGTCTGTCCCATGCAGAACAGCCAGTTACATGCATATAAACGTTATCCGCAGCAGATTGAGCACTATCGTGATGGTCATAAATAGTTTGACCAATTTGTAAAGCGTATTTTCCAACTCTCTTATCAAAGTAGATCAACATTACGCCGACACGGCTGTTGTAACGAAACATAAGAGTACTCCTTTCTGTAACGATTTGGTAAGTCTGGACAACTTCCAAATTCGACAAGAAGGGTTGAAATCCTACAAATTAATATCCTGATCGGAGGGACAAGAGCAATGGGCAAATTTACACCTGTTTTTAAAGAACTGGAAATGGAAGTCACCAAAATACTCAATAAGCTGACTGCAATGGGCATACGTGCCACGATCCTGAGCGATACGGTCAGAGCGGTGTCGGAAGAAGTTTACACTCGTACCGTGTTGATCGCTGATTCAATGGGCTTGCATACGGTGCATCAGTTTTGTCATCAATCACCAATAGGTAAGGTCGATGGGTTTGGTCTTAGCGTGAATTGTGTAGGTGTTTCAGATGTTAGAAAGTATACGCGGTATTTGGATGGTGAGGGGGTATGAGGTACGACTTTGATTCTGCGATTAACCGAATAGCAGAACTTTGGAGAATCTACCGTTCTCTGCGCGATCAGCCAGCTGACGGAACTTGGGACTGGTGGATTGTTAATGAAGTAAACGAGCTGGAAAAGGAAATGGCCACTGCTCGCAACAGTGACCAATTCAACACTCAAACAAACTTGAATAGTCCTATCCTACCACAGTTACTTGAGGGTGGACAAGCACTATGACACGAGCTGCTGCAGCCTTTGTCATTGAATCGGATGAGCTGGGATACACGCAATGATCTTGTATCTAACTGAAATTACAGGAGGAATAGGGATATGAAATCAATAGGCGTTGTAAGAAAAATCGATCCTTTGGGACGAGTTGTTTTGCCAATGGAGTTGCGTAACACCCTTGGTCTTCCGGAAGGGACTCCAATGGAGTTCTTCGTGAACAATGACCAAATCATTATTAAGAAGTATGTGCCTGGTTGCGCTTTGTGTGGGAGTGTTGAGAACGTTCAACCTCACAAGAGCGGAAAATTGGTTTGCAAGGCTTGCCTGTGAAACGCGGGCTTCGGCCCTGCGTGCAGCTGATAGAAAAATGTCAGTTGCACGGAGGTTCGAACCTCCAAATACATAGCGAGGTCATCGGGATCAGTCAGCGGAGCTGTACGGCTGGCAGAGAGGTTGGGCTGCTGGCGGCCTCGCAATCAAATAGTGAGGGGAGGTGAATGGGGATGGATGAACAGCAGATCATGCTGCACTTTCAAGAGATCATTGAAGGTTTCAAGTTACACATTGATAAAGTTGGCGTTGAAGATAACGAAACTATTAAAAAGGCGCTCCATGAGGACTTAGATCAATTGTCTTATGTGGTTAACGAAATGAAAACCCGCTTGGAATCAAACGGGTCCTAATGATTACGAAAAATTTCCTCATTGTAATGCTTTCGATTTCTCGGATATGTTAAATACCCAATTTATTGCTGCTTTATCTTTTACCTTAAATCCGCATTTAAGCATTGCACCTTTGAAGGCACCGTTTCCAACGTAATAACCGCCTGTTTTCTCAAAAATGTGCTTCAAGCCATAGGAAGTATGGCGGGTATTGAAAGACTCAATGGGGTCGAGGTTAGCTTTGATCCAATCTGTTAAATGGGATTGTTGACCGAGAGTCAAATAGTCAAAAGCTTCTGGTTGGTTATACAGCTCTTTACCCGTTTCACTGGACAATATAATTCACTCTCTTCTTTAAAAATTGGTATGTCTGGACCATTTCGACAAGAGGGATGGAAAATCCTACAAAACGAAGGAAGACCCAGCGCGGGAACGCTGAGTCCGAAACAAAACACATTTGATTGCCACCATTGTATATCGATGGAGGTCCAAAAACAAGGAGGTAAACATGAACGTAAACATCACCATCCAAGCTCCCGAGCTGGTAAGTGCCATTCAAGCCCTGGCTCATTCGATCACGGGGAATCAGTTGATCGCCGCAGCAACACCACAAGCTGTTCCCACATTCACGCCGCAACCTGCCGCCGTACCACCTTTTACGCCTGTACCAGCACAAACTGTTCAAGATTATTACCAGCAACCGCCGCAAATTGTACCTCCAGTACCTCCGACGTACCAACCGGAGCAAGCTGTACCGGTAACACCATCTGCAGCTCCACCAGTAGTACCCGGGGCAGTTCCTGGCGTCAATCCTGGAGCAGTCCCTACCGAAGCACCGACTTATTCGATTGATCAATTAGCAGTAGCAGCTACTCAACTAGTAGATGCCGGGCGGCGCGAAGAACTTGTCCAACTGCTTTCCGCTTTCGGTGTACAAGCCCTGACAGCTCTCCCTAAAGAGCAATTCGGCGCGTTTGCGACTCACCTTCGAGCCATGGGGGCGAAAATATGAGCACTGTAAGGCATGAGGAGCGTTCACACGCGCTCCTCTCCGCCAGCAGTTCACATAGGTGGCTTCACTGCACCCCGAGCGCGAGGATCGAGGAGACACTTCCTGACACGACATCAAGGTCTGCGGCAGAGGGAACGCTGGCGCATGAGATTGCAGAGCTAAAGCTGCGGAAGTACTTCATCGAACCCATGGGGGCAAGAACGTTCAATTCACGTTTAAAAAAGCTCAAGGAGAAACAGTTCAACGGTGAGCTGGTGTACGAGGAAGAAATGCTTCGGCATACGGATACCTACCTTGAATACGTGCAGGGAATCGTCCACGGATTCAGCAGTCCGCCGTACATTGCAATTGAAAAACGGATCGACTACAGCATGTATGCACCCGAAGGCTTTGGAACTGGCGACTGCAATATAATCGGCGGCAACACGCTACACATCGTAGATTTCAAGTACGGCAAGGGTGTTGAGGTGTCTGCAGTTGATAACCCGCAAATGAAGCTATATGCGCTGGGCGCATTCATTGAATATAGCATTCTGTATCCGATTGAGAATGTCCATCTTGCAATCGTGCAGCCTCGCTTGAACAACATTTCTGAATACCAAATGTCGATCACAGACTTACTGGCTTGGGGAGAGAGTATCAAACCAGTGGCGCAAATGGCTTTCAATGGAGAAGGATCGTTTGTGACAGGCGACCATTGCAAGTTCTGCCGTGCTAAAGCAGTTTGCAGGGCACGAGTAGACGCGCATATGGCTCTCGAAGAGTTCAAGATGATGAAGCCGCCACTGATTTCTATTGAGGAAGTAGGACTCATCCTCGAAAGGGCGCGGAATCTGGCTTCTTGGGTGAAACAATTGAACGATTACGCATTGGCTGAATGTTTAAAAGGGAATGACGTTCCTGGTTGGAAAGCGGTTAATGGTCGTGGTGGAAGAGAGTATAACGACATTGATGCAGCTTTCGCCCACCTCGAAGCCAGTGGGATTGACGGGGCTATGTTGTTTGAACGTAAGCCGCTGACAGTTGCCCAACTAGAAAAGGTTCTCAAACCAAAGCAGTACAAAGAGCTCTTACTGGAAGCCGGGCACGTCAAGACGATTCCAGGCAAACCGACACTCGCGCCATTAAGCGATAACCGTGAAGCGATTAAACGTATAAGCGCAAGCGATGACTTTAAATCCGAGGAGGAACCAAAAAATGAGTAACCAAGACCCAAAACGCGTTGTAACCGGAAAAGTGAGACTGAGCTATGTTCACCTGTTCACACCACGGGCCGGATTGAACGGCGGCGAGCCGAAATTCAGTGTTACGCTTCTGATTCCTAAATCTGATGTGGCGACGAGACAACGTATCGATGCTGCTATTGCTGCGGCGATTCAAGAAGCCACAGGGACTAGATGGAACGGTGTACGTCCTCCAATGGTTGCAACACCGATCCATGACGGGGATGGAGTAAAGGCTGATGGCACTCCATTCGGTGAAGAATGCCGGGGGCATTGGGTTATGACAGCATCCACTCAAGCAGACCGAAAGCCAGATGTCGTCGATATCAATTTGAACCCGATCATTAACCAGTCCGAAGTCTATTCTGGAATTTATGCGCGTGTGTCCATTCGATTCTTCGGATATCTCAGCCAGGGCAAGAAAGGGATCGGTTGCGGACTGGGTAACGTGCAAAAGCTTGAAGATGGTCAGCCGCTTGGTGGCGGAGGCGCTTCCGCCGCATCCGATTTCGGCATCTTGGCAGATCACGCGCCGTCTGTACCAGCGTATCAACCGCCAACATATCCGCCACAAGGGTACGGAGCTCCACAGCAACCTTCGGTCTATGGTCAGCCTCCTGCATACGGCCAGCCGCAAGGGTACCCTCAACAGAGTTACATGCCTCCAGCGCCACCTGTACAGCAACCGACGGGCTATCCACCAATGCAGCAGGGGTATGGTCAGCAACCTCCAGTAGCGCCACCGACTCAGTTTGACCCGATTACAGGGAAACCGTTTAGCGGCGGAATCATGGGACTGTAAGCCATGCGGCATCTATCAATCGACATTGAGACGTTTTCGAGCGTCAACATCAAAAAGGCGGGACTGTACAAATACGTGCAGTCCCCCGATTTTCAAATCCTCTTATTTGCTTACTCTTGGGACGGAGGTCCAGTGCGAATCATAGACCTGGCTCAAGGCGAGCAAATACCTGTAGAGGTTGTCTTCGCTCTTGCTGATCCAAATGTAATTAAGCACGCCTACAATGCGCCGTTCGAGTGGTATTGCCTGAACAGAGTTTTTAACTCGCCGCTGGAACAATGGCGCTGCACGCAACTTCACGGACTGTATTGCGGGTACACTGCCGGTCTTGCGGCAACGGCAGTAGCGCTTGGACTTCCAGAGGATAAACGTAAAATGGGCATCGGTAATGCACTGATCAAGCTGTTTTGTACACCAACAAAGCCGTCAAAAGCAAACGGCCAACGCACGCGAACGCTTCCGCACCATGAGCCTGACAAATGGCGGTTGTTTAAAGAATACTGCATTCAGGACGTTGTTACCGAAATGGAAGTAGATCGACGGCTATCGGCTTTTCCGGTCCCTGTTCAGGAGCAAAAGCTGTGGGAGCTTGACCAGCGTATCAATGCTCACGGTGTTGCTGTTGACATGGGTGTGGTGGAAGGATCGCTCCATTGTTACGAGCTGGTAAGTGGTGAACTGATGACCGAGGCAATTCGGTTGTCTGGACTGGATAACCCGAAAAGCGTTAAGCAGCTCATGACCTGGCTAACGGAAGAGATCGGGGAAGAAGTGGACAACCTCCAGAAAGGGACCGTCAGCAAGCTGATCGACAAGATCGACGAGGGAAAGGCAAAACGAGTCCTAGAGATCCGGCAAGAGCTTTCAAAAACATCGGTCAAAAAATACCAGGCAATGAGAGAGGCTGTTTGTGTAGACGGACGTATCAGAGGGCTCCTGCAGTTCTACGGAGCAAATAGAACAGGTCGGTGGGCTGGCCGTTTAGTACAGGTCCAGAACCTCCCTCGTAACTACCTTGATACCCTGTATCATGCACGCGAATGTGTCAAAACGAAGAAAGTGGATGCTCTGAAACTCATTTACGGTAACGTTCCGGACACACTTTCCCAACTGATCCGCACGGCGTTTATTCCGTCCGTAGGGAATGTCTTGCTGGTATCTGACTTCAATGCAATCGAAGCACGAGTTCTCTCTTGGTTGTCGGGCGAGCAATGGAGACTAGAAGTGTTTTCTACGCACGGCAAGATTTATGAAGCATCTGCTTCCCAAATGTTCGGCGTCCCTCTTGAGCTTATCACAAAGGGAAATCCAGAATATGAGCTGCGACAGACAGGCAAGGTTGCAGAATTGGCTCTTGGGTATCAAGGCGGGGCTGGAGCGTTGATATCGATGGGAGCCTTGGAGAAGGGGCTTACGGAAGAGGAGCTACCGGATATCGTACGACGGTGGCGAGGATCGAACAAGCGAATTGTGGACCTGTGGTACGGCTTAGAAAATGCTGCATTAGAAGTCATGCGAACGGGGCAACCAGTCGGTATCAGGGGATTGATTCTTACACGAGAAATTGACTCCTTCAACCAACAGGATTTTCTCATTATCACGCTGCCGAGTGGTCGGAGATTGTTTTACGCCAGACCGTTTCTATCGAATAACGATTTCGGAAAGGAAGCCCTGTATTATCACGGGGTTAACCAGAAAACGCGCAAATGGGAAGTCGTGCCGACGTATGGGGGTAAGCTTGTGGAGAATGTCACGCAGGCGATCGCAAGGGATTGTTTAGCGGAAAGTCTTGCTCGTCTGGATGCTTGCGGCTATCAAACAGTAATGCACATTCACGACGAGGCAGTTCTGGATGTTCCCTTGGAAATTGCAGACATCGATACGATTACGACAATCATGGGGCAGCCGATCAAGTGGGCGCCAGGCTTACCGCTCCGCGCAGAAGGGTTTGTGACGGAATTCTACATGAAGGACTGATGTAGATGGCAGCTTATCGAGCTAAAAGGGCGGGAACGCCAATCCCCAAAAGGGAAGTCGAATTAAAATCATCCGGCAATGGACCGGTTATCTCGTATCAATTAACGCCAGAAGAAATCGAAAACTGGAAAAGAGAGGGGTTTCACTCCATGTTAACACGAGAAAAGTATTTACAGTCCCGTTTGGATGGGATGTCTCGGACACACATCCAGCGCAACTATTTTCCTAGTAACCCGACGAAGTTCTATGCTCTGCTTTCGGAATGGGGCCTTAAAGAAAAAGATGCAGAGGAACGGGCAATGGATTTGATTACACCTCAAAAACAAGAGGCGGCAGACAATGTGGTTGGTACGAGTCCGCCAGAAGCGCTGACCGCCAAATTGCAAAACCAAATTGCCACTATGGAAAAGGAGATCCAGGACTACATTTCGGAGCTGCACGGGGAGCGCTCAGAAAATGCTCGGCTTCTAAAAGAATTGGATGAAAAACAAAAAGTAATTGATGAATTGAGCGCGGATCGCGAGATGCTCCTAAGCACGATTGATCAGGCCGTAGAACAAGGGCAGCAGGATGATCCTGTAAACCACCCGGCGCACTATACCACCGGAGGCATTGAGACAATCGATATCATTCGTGCCAAGCTGACCAAAGATGAGTTCGTTGGCTTCTGCAAGGGAAACGTGCTCAAATACGTTACTCGTGCAAGTCTCAAAGGTGGCGAAGAGGACCTACGTAAGGCTGCCAGATATTTGGAATTTGTGCTCGAAAAAGAGCGTCTCCATCCAGTAACTGAGGAAACAATGCGTTAGAGGCGGATACGTCAATCTGAGGGAAGATGTGGTCCAGGAATGTCTGCTGCAACAGCATTCCTGGTAGATACCGAGAAACTTAGGAGGCTTGTATCTATGCTATCAGATGCGATTTCGAAATTAAAGGCTGAAATAGAAAGCGAGAAGAAAAAACCGTATATCAAAGTGATCGGTGATTTTCTGATTCAGCACCTAGAAGCTAACCCGGAACAGGCAGAGAATGTAATGACTGGAGACAAAACGATTGCAAAAAGTTTGGAAGCAATGAAGGCCGAGGCGAAGAAAAATCAGCAAAACGGCATGGCAATGTTAACTGACGCCGAGGGATTCGCAATTGTGTTCAAGTATTTCGGCATTAAAGGAGCGATTGCATCAACTCCTGCTCCAGCTGCACCAGTCCAGGCTCCAAAACGAATCGAACAGCCAACAGATGCATCAGACTTCGAAATCAACTTGGAAGATTTTCTGTAAGGAGGGGGTGCTGTCATGGGAAAAAAGCAAAGCCAGGAGTTTCTTGAGTTTAGTCAGCATTTCCCTTCCGATTACAGTCCTGAAATTGTTGATTACGTTACGAACAACGTTTTGCTCGATAGTAGGTACATCTTCACCCGAAGGGCAGCTGGTGTGCAATTTGGACACTGCACTCACTGCAAAAAGAATTTTCCGTCGGTCGCGCTAAAGCATAACGACAAAGCTACATGCCCAATATGTGAATCGTACTGCACAGTGAAAGCAAGCGGTAAGGGGCGTAAATATTTGATAGATCGTGCATATGTCGTGTATTACGAAAAATCAGTCTTGGACCCTCAGGTCATAATAGCGCGTGGATTCAGCGTTCAAAGGGATTATTCGAAGGATTATCTTTCTGTAGAAACTAAGTACATCCCTCATGTTATGTACGTTTTCCAAATGGGCAACAGTCAGATGTTTTGGCAGTCGTTCTACAACGGAGCATGGCGTAAAGAGGACAAAGTAAAATCCATATTCAGTAATTCACAACATGCCAATGACTGGTGCTCCTTTACAAGCATTGAGAAGGCCGTTGTCGGTACTCCTTTTCAGTACAGCACGTGGGAGCAATACCGTGACACGGATATGGTTAACTTCTTTGCTCTCTATTCCTCATATCCATGCATCGAATACCTTACCAAATTGAAGATGCGGTACTTTGTAACAGCCAAGTTGTACGGCGCTAAAACTTATGGAGCAATCAATTGGAGGGGTAAGGGAATAGATCAGGTCCTCAAATTGAATAAGCAGAGGTCGAAAGAAATCATAGCTTCGATTAGTGGGACAAGCCTGCATCCTCTAACACTTCGGTTGTTCCAGATTGCTTGCAAAGAAAGATCAGACCTCGCTATCCCTGAGTTGAATGAGCTTGCCGTTAAATACGATGAATACTTTGAAGAATTCAAGAAAATGTTGAAGCATACAACAATTCGCCGAGCACACGGCTATGTTAATCGGCAAATTGAAAAGGAAAAAAAGGCAAAGCGACCAGCTAGGGTCCGTGACATCCTAATAACTTGGAAGGACTATGTGAGTGATTGCGGTCGTCTCGGGATGGACCTGAAAAACGACAGTGTTCTCTTCCCGTCTAATCTGCATCAGGCGCATCAAAATACAATTAAACAAGTGAAGATAAAAGAGGACGAGGAGCTTACAAGGAAGATTCAGCTTAGACGTGAGACTCTCGCAAAATACCATTTCGAATCTATGGGTTTTGTTATAAGAGCGGCCACTGATTCTAAAGAGCTAATAGAAGAGGGTAAAAAACTACAGCATTGTGTTGGAACATATGCCGACCGTTACGCTGATGGTAGGTGCGACATTCTGGTCATACGGCAATCTGAATCCCGTGACACACCGTTTTACACGATGGAAATACAGAATGGGAAAATCGTTCAGTGTCGGGGATTGAAGAACTGCGGGATGACCGAAGAAGTAGAGCGATTCGTTGAAGTGTTCCGTGAAGCTCGGCTTGAAAAGAAACCGAAAAAGCAGACACGCATTGAAGTAACGGCAATCAATCAAAGGCAGGAGGTAGCGGTATGAGTGAACTGGTAAGAAGTGCAGAAGTTATTGCGGCTGAGATTCGTAGCATCGATGCACAGACCCGAGAAATCGTCCTACGTAGCGCCATTGAGATCGGTAATCGTCTGAATGAGGCCAAGGAGCTTGTGGCTCATGGAGAATGGGGGCCTTGGTTAGATGCCAATGTCCATTACAGTCAATCAACAGCTAACAACTTCATGCGGATCGCGGAGGAATACGGGTCAAATTTCCAAGCGATTGAGAATTTGACCTATACAAAGGCGCTGGCTTTGCTAGGAGTACCGGCTGACGAACGTGAACAGTTCGCACAGGAGAATGACGTTGATAATATGTCGGCTCGAGAGTTGCAGCAAACAATCAAGGAAAAGAAGCAGCTTGAGAAGGAGCTAAAAAAGATCCAGCAGGCGGCGGAGAAGGATCGCAAAGAGCGTGAGGCTCTTGCGGAACAAGTTGCGAAGTTACAGACGGAATTAGCTGACGCGAAGATCCTGGGCGATGCAGAGGAAGCGCAAAAGCTGCAAGATGCGCTTGCCGAGGCGCAAGAAAAAGTGAAGAAACTAGAAAAGGATCTGAAAGCGAAACCCATCGACGTGCCTGCCGTCGTTGAGGTGATACCGCCAAACGTTGAAAAAGAACTGGCTGAGCTTCGGACGTTGGCAGCTCAGCCTAGTAACGAGACGCTGACAAAGTTTAAGGTTCAGTTCGAAGGACTCGGGGCGCACTTCCGCGATCTGCTGGCTACACTGGCAAAGATTAAGACAGCCGATCCTGAAACGTACGAAAAGTACAAAGGCGCGGTGCTTAGGCTGATCGGGAAGATGGAAGACGTGATATGAATTACCTTGGAGAAGCTTCTAAAAGCATTATTCGTTCTTTGTAGTTTTCTTCAAGGCGATCTAGGAAGTCTGAAATATTTCTTAAAACATCGTCACAGAAACGTTCACCCAAATATATTTTGGAATGATCCAGTTCGATATATTTCATTTTAGATAACACACTCGTTATCTCTTGTGCTTTCCTCATCTCATCAACCTCACCTAGAGTGTGAGCGATGCAATTCCTAATAATGTTGTAACCTTTAATCGCATTCCATGATTCAGTGTTATCGGGAAAGGAGATATTTGCGACTTTCTTCAAATATTTCTGGAACTTCTCTATGCCGTTTCCGGCCAAATCTTTATGGGAGATGGTTAATTCTAATTCACTCTCTGCTAATTTGCAGTATCTCAACAAAGTATGTTCTAAAAGTGAATAGGCTTGGGTGAATACGGAGTATCTCAGGACCGTTGGGAATTCTTCTGACATTACATAAATCTTGCCATAGTAGAAGTCCCATAAATCATCTTCCTTATCTACTAGGTCTATGGCTTGTTCCAACTCTGACAACTCTGATTGTAGAAAAGATTCTATACGAGTCACGTAGTCTTGTAATTTCTGAATCTCGAAATTGATTAACCAATGTGTTGTTCGATCTAATGGAAAATTCAAGAACAACCCCTCCTAAAAGTTAGATGAAGAAATTATATCAAAATATGGAAGGGTCGATTAGTGTGAACGCATGGAAGGCTGTCCAGTTGATGAAGAAGTATTCAAAATGCGCGGAATGCGGGAGCGAGGTCGTGGGAAACGGCGAAGGGACTCTTGATATTAACGATGATACTTTCAAGCGCACTTGCAAATGTGGCTGGAGCATTGAGGTCAAGGAATAGGGGGAGACGGAATGGAAAAGCCGCCATTGGGGATTATGCCGCGCTACATTTGGGATCAGCATCGATTGCAAGAACTCACAGCAGCAATAGAACGATATAGAGCGGCAAACCACGAGATACATCCAGATTCGATCGATGAATTTAACGAACTGTTTGAACGCCTGAGTTTATCGGGCGACCTGGATCTTGGGCACGAGGAAAAGAGGGAAAGGGATATCCATGAATGGTTCGAGCTTACGTATGCGCAATACCTGACGATACCGCGAAGTATTCTCCAATCCATGCCTGTTGAATGGCAAAAGAAGTTTGTCGTACTCCTGGAGGAGTTAGATGAAACGCAATGGCTATCTCTGCTACCAAAGGATACCTGCTACAAGGTAGAACTCAGGCAAATGAAAGACTCTCTTAATGGCAGAGGGTGGACATGGGGCAGAAAAGTGGCGGACCCACTCGCTGATTATCAGAGAGGCAGAAGAAATGTGTTTGCTGAGTGATCATTGACAAACCACACGATTTGTTAAATTGTCAGCCTTAAATTCAATCTTGAGTAGGTGAAGAAGCTGTGAAACTCAACCTAACAAATCAACAAAAAGTAGTAATACGGCAGTACGCTGAATGGGCAGAATCAGAAGCCAACAATCCTACTAAAACGAAATTAGCAAGAACCGTTTTGTTAGATCGCGCACTTGCCTACAACAAACTGCTGACAATTGACAATACACATAGTGGTGACATCAAGAAAGAGATCCAACGGGCATTTTAACAAAACAATCGATTTGTAAAGGAGGCGCGAATCATGGATAGGAAGCAGCTTCTTATTGATGCAATCGCGGGGAATAAAGAGATTGTAGCTGAACTGAGAGACTTTGCAGAAAATGAAGGACATCCAAATACGCAGGTGATGTTCGCGGTATGCAGTGAGATCACTAAGTTTGAAAAGCAAATAGTGGAAATGGAAATGAAATTGAATAGCAGCGAGAGTGATGGAGAAACGAATGAGGATAAATACCGTAAAGCACACGATTTAGTTTCAAAATTGAGTATTTGGTACGATGATAAATTGCTAGTTTTATCTGTAATTGAACGGGCTCAGCAGTTGGAAAAAGAGGCTGAGAGACTTGCATTAGAAGTCGAGATACTGAAAAGGGCTTAACACTGTCCCTAGTAATTCACCTATTGAAAGGATGGCTGCCATGTTTTACGACCGACAACTTACCATTTCCTCCGCTGGCAGCCGCAAGGCGACGCACTGGCCAGCGCAACAAATTTACTGGTCAGAGCTGGTGGAGCGACTGCGAGTTGCGGTCCGCGGCACCGAAACGCTTGCCGAATATCTGCAGCTGTCAAAGGGCAAACAGGATGACCTCAAGGACGTCGGCGGCTTTGTAGCAGGAACACTTGCAGGTAATCGCCGTAAAGCAAACGCTGTAACCAGCAGGGACATTATTACGCTTGACCTTGACAATATCCCTGCTGGCGGCACAGCAGAAACCTTGCGCCGTCTGGAAGCCTTGGGGTGTGCCTATACAGTGTACTCCACGCGAAAGCACGAAGAGGCTAGGCCGCGACTCCGCGTACTTGCTCCATTCAACCGGACGGTATCGGCAGATGAATATGAACCGCTTGCGCGTAGACTTGGCTCCATCATCGGAATAGAGCTGTGCGACCCGACGACGTTCCAAGCAGTCCGGCTCATGTACTGGCCGAGCTGTTCAGCAGATAGTCAGTTTATCTCTCACTATGCGGACAAGCCTTTCCTCGACGCTGATGGGCTGCTTGCGACATACACAGACTGGCGTAACGTAAATGAATGGCCACAAGTTCCAGGAGCGCAGCAGGCTCACATTCGTATGGCGGCAAAGCAGGGCGACCCGACCGAAAAGCAAGGTGTCGTTGGTGCCTTCTGCCGACAATACGACGTGTATCGTGCCATGGCAACTTTTTTGCCGGGTGTGTACATAGAGACAGACGACGGATCCGGACGCCTTACCTTTTCGGGCGGTAGCACGACAGGCGGAGCGATCGTTTATGACGACGGCGCTTTCTTGTACAGTCACCACGCAACAGACCCGATAGGTGGTAGGCTCGTTAACGCGTTTGACCTGGTTCGGCTTCACAAGTTTGGTGAAATGGACGATGATGCAGCGCCGGGCACTCCAACGAATCGGCTCCCGTCTTTCACGGCCATGTGTGGCTATGCTTTACAGGATGCAGGCGTGGCCACGCTGTTAAATCAAGAACGTTATGAGAAGGCAGTGCAGGACTTTGGCACTCTTCCAGCAACAGAAGAGGAGACGGCCAACTGGATTAGTAAGCTGCAGGTGAGTGCGACAACAGGGATGCCAGCGAAGACGACTGATAATGTGTTGATCATCATGGAGCATGATCCACTGTTAAAGGGCAAGCTTGCTTTCGATGAATTCGCCAACAGGGGAGCCGTGCTGGGGCCGTTACCGTGGAACAGTAGCACAGAGCGGCGCGGCTGGTCCGATGTGGACGACGCCGGGATGCGGCACTACCTCGAGCGCACATACGGCATAACAGGTAAAGAGAGGATCTTTGATGCAGTCGCCTTGTACGCCCACAGGCACACATTTAATGAGGTGCGGGATTGGCTTGTGAGCCTAAAATGGGACGGCGTGAAGCGGTTGGACATGCTGTTGAGCGACTATCTTGGAGCAGCAGACTCGGTATACACCCGAGCAGTCTCCAGAAAATCGTTGGTGGCTGCAGTAGCCCGTGCGATGAATCCAGGATGTAAGTATGACCAAATGCCGATTCTAGCGGGACCGCAGGGGTTAGGTAAGAGCACGTTTTTGCGCTTGCTGGGTAGGAAATGGTATTCCGATAGCCTACAGACGTTTGAGGGGAAAGAGGCGTCTGAAATGATACAAGGTATCTGGATCAACGAGATCGGCGAGCTGACGGGGATGTCAAAATCTGAATCGAATGCCGTTAAGCAGTTCCTGAGTCGGACAGAGGACATTTATAGGGAGCCGTTTGGCCGTCGTACAAAGGCGTTTCCTCGGCAGTGTGTGTTTTTCGGAACAACCAACGACAGCGAGTTTTTAAAGGATAAAACCGGGAACAGACGATTTTGGCCAGTGGATGTCGGCGTGCAGCCGGTGACAAAAAGCGTTTTCGTCCATCTGGAGGATGAAGTCCCACAGATTTACGCAGAAGCCTTTGCATATTGGCAAATGGGAGAAGCCCTGTATCTCACAGGACAGGCGGAAGCAGAGGCAAAACAGCAGCAAGAGGCCCATCAGGAGAGTAATGCAAAGGAAGGCATCATACGCGAATTCGTGGAACGGCGGGTGCCGATTGGCTGGGATAAACGGTCTTTGGGTGAACGGAGACTTTATTGGTCCGGGGAGTTTGGCCGGAGCGAGGAAGGCACTGTGGAACGGGATCGGGTATGCGCCGCTGAGGTTTGGAGCGAATGCTTGGGAGGCGATATCAAGTTTATGAGGCGATCAGACACCATGGAAATCAACGGGATATTGGCTTCTATACCGGGGTGGAAACGGCATAACAGTACGGCGCGTTTTGGGCCATACGGAATCCAGAAAGGCTTTGTAAAGTTGTAAACTTTCTCTGTAAACTTACTCGATTTTGTAAACTTTCTCTGTAAACGTTGTAAACCTTCCAAACAGAGAAAGTTTACAGGAAAGTTTACAACCCGAGGCCACGCCACTAAAGGGATTTCCCCTACTTGTAAACCTTGTAAACTTTCTAATCTATATAAATAAGAAATAGAGAGATTAGAGGGTATATGTGTATGCCTAAACCGCCTAACGCGCCTAATTATATAAATATAAGGGAAAAACGTGCCGAAAGTTTACAACGTGAAATTGAACGGAGGTTTGAACATGAGGGAAAGTGCCATTGAGAAGTATTTACGTGAACAGGTGAAGGCTGCAGGAGGACGGGCTTATAAATTCGTTTCGCCGGGAAACGCGGGTGTGCCAGACCGACTGGTACTGTTTCCCAAAGAGCGCGCCTATTTCGTAGAGTTGAAAGCACCAGGTAAAAAACCGACTCCTTTGCAGACCGTGCAGGGCGATAAGCTGAGAAAACTAGGATTCACCGTCGAAGTAATTGACAGCAAAAAAGGAGTCGATGAGTTTATCCGAAAGCACGGAGTGAGTGCCTCGTGAAATACGTCCCACACTCCTATCAGAGATACTGCATAAATCGTCTTTTGACGGATGAGGCACTCGGGCTGCTACTTGATATGGGACTCGGTAAGACCGTTATCACTCTTACGGCTGTAAACGATCTTAAATACAACCGCTTTGCGGTAGGAAAAGTATTGGTGATTGCACCGAAAAAAGTAGCAGAGGGAACATGGAGCAGGGAAGCGCATAAGTGGGATCATCTTAAACTTTTGAGAGTTGTACCTGTTCTGGGCTCTTTGCAGAAAAGGGTCAGAGCACTGAATACGCCTGCGGATATTTACGTGATCAATCGTGAAAACGTGCAATGGCTGGTGGAGTATTACCGCAACGCTTGGCCGTTCGATATGGTCGTGGTGGACGAGTTCAGCAGCTTCAAGAACCCTAAAGCCAAGCGCTTCAAGTCGCTGACATGGGTACGGAAACACATCCGCCGCATCGTCGGATTGACAGGCACACCAGCGCCTAACGGATTGCTTGATTTATGGGCGCAAATCTTTCTTCTGGATGAAGGGAAGAGACTCGGACCGGAATACAACGGCTTCCGCGAACGTTATTTCGAACCCGATCAGCGCGACAGAGATCGAATCCACAGTTATGCGCCGAAACCAGGCGCAGATGAAATCATTAGACAGCAAATCAGCGATATTTGCGTGAGTATGAAAGCAGAGGACTATCTGGAACTGCCCGACTGCATTATCAATATCGTACCGGTTATTCTGGACCAAAAAGCGCAGGCTGCCTATAAAGAGCTTGAGAAGAAAAAAATTCTCGAACTGCTTGAAAGCATCGAGGGAGAAAAGAAGGTTATCGATGCAGGTTCGGCCGCAGTCTTGACAAATAAGCTGTTGCAATTATGCAACGGGGCTATCTATGACGAAGACCGGAATGTTTTCGAAGTCCACAAATGCAAGATTGAAGTTTTCATGGAAATGGTCGAGGGGTTAAACGGGAAACCTGCTTTAGTGTATTACAACTTCCAACACGATCTGGCACGAATCAAAAAGGCATTGACCGGATCAGGATTGAGAGTACGAGAACTGAAAGGACCAAATGACGAGAATGACTGGAATAACCGTCAGGTAGACATTCTACTTGCACACCCAGCAAGCGCTGCATATGGGTTGAACTTGCAACAAGGCGGAAATCACATTATCTGGTTCGGTCTGAATTGGTCCTTGGAGTTGTACCTGCAGGCGAACAAACGACTTCATCGCCAGGGCCAGACTGAAAAGGTGTTTATCCACCATCTGGCTGTCGAAGGCGGTGTCGACGAGGATGTTATTGCGGCCTTACAAGCAAAAGGCAGTATACAGGATCGGCTAATGGACGCACTAAAAGCAAGGATCGATAGAGTGAGCGCCTAGCAAAATCCCAAGCGCTTGGGAATTTCAACAGAGAGGGTGAACAAGCATGGCAGAAAAACAAGCACTTAGCCCTGAAATGATCGAAGAGATTACACGCACAGCATTACAAGTGGTGCGGGATTATCAGGAGAAAGAGAAACAAAGGCAGCAGAAGGAAAAACGGGACTGGCGACTCCGCAATACAAAATTGCTGTTGAAACATTATCGGTCATTTGTGAGCCATGTGGAAGGCGCAAGGGAAAAGGTTACGGCGATGGACTATGCTGATGCCATGGAGAGCCTGTACACCAATAGGTTAGCGTTGGAGTCCATCAAGCGTAGCAGGCAACGAACGATTGTCATGGTGAAATTCGTTCAGAAAATGATCGGTGTTTATCAGGCAATGTGTGAAACCTCAGGTCAGCAAGAGGATTTACGTCGATACCACATCATCTACGAGATGTACATTTCAGAGAAGAAACAAACGGTTGAGGAGCTCGCAGAATTTCACAAAATTGAGCCTAGAACGGTTTACAATGACGTGAAAAATGCGGTGAATACCTTGTCAGTTCTAGTGTTTGGCGTAGATGGGATCGAATTTAACTGATTTCATTTTCGTTTCAAAAAGTGTTCATTTTCCATTCAGTGAAACCGTGTTACTATGGTAACATCGATAAATTATGAATAGCGAAACGTGTAAGCCATCCGGCGTGTCGGGTGGCTTTTTGCATGCATTTTGCAAGGAGGAAAAAGGCGTGAACATTCGAAAAATACCTGTTTCTATGATTAAGCCAGCCGATTACAACCCCCGCCTTGATCTTCAACCAGGTGAAGACGAATACGAAAAGCTGAAAAGATCAATCGAGGAGTTTGGGTATTTAGAGCCGGTGATTTGGAACGAAGTCACAGGGAACATCGTAGGGGGACATCAACGGTACAAAATTCTGGTGAACGAGCAGGGCCGTACCGAGATTGAAGTAGTTGTCGTCCAACTGGAGCCAGAAAAGGAAAAGGCGCTTAATATCGCACTAAACAAAATAGGTGGCGATTGGGACCTTCCCAAATTGCGCGATTTGATGATTGACCTGCAAGGGCTTGACTTCGACCATTCGCTAACAGGATTTGATACGGCTGACTTGGATGAATTATTCCAAAGTGAGCCGTTTTCTTTTGAGCCAGAGAATGTAGAAGTGAAAGAGGATGATTTCGATGTCGATGACGAGCTTTCTAAAATCGAAGAGCCAGTCACAAGACCAGGCGATCTTTGGATTCTCGGGAGACATCGCCTTTTGTGCGGAGATTCGACCAACCAAACGGACGTCGAACGGCTTATGGATGGCAAGCTTGCTGCGATGGCATTCACGGATCCGCCGTACAACGTGGATTACACAGGTAAAACGAAGGATGCCCTCAAGATTGAAAACGACAAGATGGCAGACAGCCAGTTCAAGGAATTCCTGATGTCCGTCTATCAAAACCTCTTTCACGTATCTGAAGAGGGAGCGCCCATCTATGTATGTTATGCAGCTACGGAGGGTGCAAATTTTAAATCAGCCATGAAAGAATCGGGATGGCTTTTGAAACAGTGTCTCGTGTGGGTAAAAAATAGTTTTTCTATCGGCCGTCAGGATTACCATTGGAGACACGAACCCATTCTCTACGGATGGAAACCGGGGGCTGCACATCGATGGTACGGCGACCGTAAGCAGGACACGGTCTGGGAAATCGATAAACCAGTTCGAAATGCAGAGCATCCCACGATGAAACCTATTGCCCTGGTATCCCGAGCATTGCAGAACAGCAGCAAGCGAGGAGACATCGCAGTCGACTTCTTTGGTGGTTCTGGATCCACGCTTGTTGCAGCTGAGCAAACCGAACGAGTAGCCTACCTCATGGAGATTGACCCTAAATATTGCGATGTGATTGTAAAACGATGGGAACAGTTCACTGGTGAATTAGCTACGAAGGCATAAGAAAAGGAGAGTGCAGAAACACTCTCCTACTCAAGCCGGGTCACCCCAGCAGAGATAGTGGAACACCGTGGCCACGGATTCTTCAAGCCACTATCTCATTTTCCATATTAAAGGAAAGCTGTGGAGGCATCAATGAAAAAGCAAAGAGACGAACTGTTGATCGACTTTGTTGACACGAATCAGAAATATAGAAAGGTGATCCATGCGGTCATAGCTCAGTGGGTTAAGGATTACCAAAGCGGGAAGATTGCCATTAAATCCGTGCGAGATTTGCAGTGGCTCGTGAAGATGGAGCAAGAGTTGCAGAAAGCGATAGCGGCTGATTCCAAACAGATCGAGGGCGAGTAATCGGGTAGCCCAAGGATATCGCCAAAGAGTATGTGCGACACCAATGAGATATACATCGAATAGAATTGTGTTGAAACTAGACACAATTCAGACGGCTTGGGTCCTTCCGGGAAGTCTAATTCTATGCGGGTCGATCGAGCCCCGAAATCCAGCTAGACTCAAAATTTTGAAGTCACTTCCTATTCACTGATCGTTGCTACTACTGAAAAAATCGCTTCATCTACTGTCCCGAACTGCATTGGGTCAAGAAGAGGAAGCGATTTGTTTTTTACTTCCGAAAGAAAGGAGAGAACTCATGGATATGATTGTGGGCACACAGCAGTTCGCTGATGTGATCGGAAAAACCCCTAAATGGGTAAATACACTCACCCGGGATGGTGTCCTCCAACAGATCAGCAGAGGAAAATACGATCTAGCAGACAACGTTCAGCGGTACATTAAATACGTGCAGCATCTTAGCGATAATACAGACATCGATTACAACGAGGAAAAAGCGCTGCACGAACGTGCCAAACGGAAAATTGCCGAGCTGGAACTGGCAGAAAAAGAATTGTCGCTTATTCAAGTAGATGAAGTGGTGAAGATTCTGGAGCGTATGGGTGGTTTGTTCAAAGCGCGCTGCCTTACAATCCCATCGAAAGTATCTCCTTTGCTCCAATTTGAAACAGAAATGCCGGTAATCATGGGGATATTGCTAAAAGAGATTAAAGAAGCATTGCAAGAACTGGCCGATCATTATACCAATTTTGCTGAAAAGGGCACGGTCGAGCCAACTGGTGAAGAGCATGAATCAGAAACATCGTAAGCTTTACCAGGCTATCGCCCAAATCGTTTCTCCTCCAACCGATTTGACAATTACTGAGTGGGCAGATGCCTACCGTTATCTATCTCCTGAATCGGCAGCTGAGGCAGGGAAGTACAGAAGTGATCGTGCGCCATATCAAAAGGGCATGATGGATGCAGTCAGTGATTCAGAAGTAGAAGAAGTAGTATTTATGATGGGATCACAAGTTGGAAAAACGCTATCCCAGGAAAACATCATCGGGTATTACATTGATCAGGACCCGTCTCCCATGATGCTCGTTGTTCCTACACTTGATATGGGGAAAAGCTTTTCGAAAGACCGACTTAGCACAATGATACGGGATACGCCAGTTCTGACTAAAAAGGTAGCTGATTCGAAAGCCAAAGATTCAGGAAATACCATCTTGCACAAATCATTCCCGGGCGGTCACATCACGATCGTGGGTAGTAATTCACCTGCCTCCCTGGCGAGCCGCCCGATCAGGATATTGCTGGTCGATGAGTTAGACCGATTCGAGGCAACTTCTGAGGGTGACGCATTGGATTTGGCAAGAAGGCGGACGGCCACATTCCACAATAGAAAAATCGTTGTTGCATCTACGCCGACAATTAAGGGCCGTTCGCGGATCGAGCAGCTATACAATAACTCTTCGAAAGGTGAATGGAATCTTCCATGTCCGAAGTGCGAGGCACTCCAACCATTGGAGTGGACTCGGATCGTATTCGATACGGTATCGATGCGCTGCTTGCATTGTGGCTTTGATTCTCCTGAAATCGATTGGAAGAAACAACAGATTGCCGGAAAAGGTGAATGGATACATGAATTCCCGGAACGAAAAGTAAAGGGATTCCACATGAACGCGTTAGCGTCTCCATGGACTCGTTGGCAAGAAATGATCGAAGCCTTTTTGATTGCACAGGAAGAGTTGAAAAAAGGAAATCCCGAGCAGATGCAGGTTTTCGTCAATACGCTTTTGAGTGAGACTTGGGAGGATCGCGGGGATATTCAGGACGAAAACGTTCTCCTGGAACGACGAGAAAGCTACGATTCTGAACTACCGAACGGCGTTCTTATCCTTACAATGGCAGTCGACACCCAGAATGACCGATTGGAGTACGAAGTTGTCGGATGGGGCAAAGAAGAAGAGTCTTGGGGAATCGAAAAAGGAGTCATCTGGGGAAAGCCAGACAATCCGCAAACATGGAGAGAGCTCGATGATAAGCGGGAACGAGTCTGGAAATTCGCCAATGGTGCAGGACTGATTGTAGCATGTACTTTTGTTGACTCTGGAGGCCATTACACCGATGAAGTTTATAAATACTGTGGGCAGAGACTCCAAAGTCGTGTTTTCGCCATTAAAGGGGAAGGCGGTTCAGGCCTTGAGTTAATTCGAAAGGTCTCCAAAAACAACAAATACAAGCTTCCTCTCATCCTTCTCGGTGTGGATTCTGGAAAGACGACGATCATGCAGCGCTTGCTGATCCAAGAGCCGGGACCGCACTATTTTCATTTCCCGATTGAAGAAGAGCGCGGATATGATCAGATTTATTTCAAAGGTCTTGTTTCTGAGCGGCAGGTGTTTCGAAGAAAGAATGGCCAAACGGTCATGGTTTGGGAAAATGTCGCCAAAGACAAGAGGAATGAGCCGCTGGATTTACGGGTCTATGGTCTTGCAGCGTTGCGTTTGCTGAAACCAGACTTTGAAGCACTCGAAAAACGCTTGCGGGAAACTGATCCTCCCGTAAAACATACACCTGCAGCAAAGCAAATATCAGGCTATCAAGCAAAGCAGCTAGTCAAGCGCTCAAAACTTTGGTGAGAGGTGTAGGATATGGCTTATGATCCGAGACAACAGAAAAGGATAGAAGATGAGCTAGAAATTGTTAAGGACCGCCTGAGTAAATACTACGAAGCTGAGACAGCCATTCTGACAGGCGCACAGGAATACCGTATCGGGTCCAGGAATTTCCGGCGTGGCGACTTGAAACTCATTAAAGATGAGATCGAGAAGCTACAAGACCGAAAAAAAGAACTAGAAATTGCAGTAGAATCGGGCGAGAGCCCGTCAAAGCGTAAGGCATTTCGAGTCATCTATCGAGACTTGTAAGGGGGTGAGTAATTTGTGAAGTTCATAGACAAAACAATTGAATGGCTATCACCAACTATGGCGCTAAGGCGAGAGGTGAATCGCGCAAAGCTATCGGCACTTCGGAAGGCTACGAATAGTGGTTATTCGAATAGCGGAGCCAGTCGAAGAAAAAACTCAATGAAAGGCTGGAACAGCGATAGTAAAAGTCCGCAAGAGGACATCGGGCAAAACCTTGCTGTGCTTCGGGAACGTAGCCGTGACCTTTACATGGGTGGCGGTCTTGCTACAGGGGCCATTAAGAAGAATCAGTCAAACATCGTGGGTTCGGGACTCACACTCAAATGCCAACTCAATTACCGTTTACTGGGCATTACGGCGGAGCAGGCAAAGGAGTGGGAAGATCGCACAGAGTTTGAATTTAATCTTTGGGCATCATCCAAGATCGATAACACCGGGCTGAATGACTTCTACGATGCACAACGGATCATGTTGACCGGATGGCTACTGAACGGTGATTCCCTTGCTGTTATGAAATATGCAGATGCCGCAGAGCGGCTAAATCCGTATCGTATGCGGCTTCATCTTATTGAGGGCGACAGGCTCAACAATCCGAATCATACGCAAGGATACTCCCCAATCCTTACTACTGAGGGCTTCTCGCTTTCTGAATATGTGGAGCTATCAGATGGCCGTGCTATCCGTAATGGAGTCGAGACAGACCCGAACGGTAAAGTGATCGCTTACTGGATAAGCAATAAACACCCGAATAGTACGATTCCACAAGGACATATCACACAATGGGCGCGCGTTGAGGCACAGAATCCGGTTTCTGGATTACCAAACGTGCTTTTTGTGATGGATGCGGAGAGGGCAGAGCAATATCGCGGTGTACCCTATCTTGCACCTGTCATCGAGCAAGTCAAACAAATGGATCGTTATGCCGAGGCAGAGATTGCAGCGGCGATCATTAATAGTTTTTTCGCTGCCTTTATTACACGAAAAGAAGGAGCAAAAAACGAAATACCGTTTTCCAATCCCATTCCTGAAAGTGAGCAATTGAAACTGTCACCAGAGGAGCGTCTTTCCAGTTACGAGTTGGGGCCGGGAACCATCAACATGTTGGCAGAAGGTGAGGAAGTGACCTTTGGCGATCCTACGCATCCGAATGCTGGCTTTGATTCGTTTACAAAGATCATGGCTCAGTTAGCAGGCGCAGCGCTGGACATGCCTTATGAAGTGCTGCTTTCTGTGTTCAACAGTAGCTATTCAGCGAGTCGAGCTGCACTCTTGCAAGCGTGGAGATCCTTCCGGGACCGTCGTGATTGGTTCTCGCATGATTTCTGTCAGCCGACCTACGAGACGTGGTTGTTTGAAGCCGTGGCAACCGGACGTATTAAGGCTCCGGGATTCTTTAACGATCCAGTCATGCGAAAGCTTTGGAGCCAAGCCATTTGGATTGGACCGAGTCCTGGTCAAATCGACCCTGAGAAAGAAGTAGATGCTGCCGTGAAACGAATCAATAACGGATTTAGCACGCACGAACGGGAAACGGCGGAGCTCACAGGGATGGACTGGGATAGCAATATTGACGTGCTAATGCGCGAGTGGGAGGCACGTCGGGACCTGCCACAAGCACATATTCCGGGCATGAAAGGAGGTGACAAACAAAATGCCAAAACGGATTGAAGTTAGAGGCGTAATCATACCGAATGACCATCAATGGATTTATGACTTATTCGAAATGGATGCAACAAGCCCTGGAAAAATATCGAAAGCGATCGCGGAAGCAAACGGCGATGATCTTGAGGTTATTATCAACTCAGGTGGTGGCGATGTTTATGCGGGCAGTGAAATCTATACCATGTTGAAAAGTCATCCAGCTGGTGTTGACGTCCAAATCGTTGGCGTGTCAGCTAGTGCTGCTTCTGTCGCGTCCATGGGCGGAAAGAATGTAAGAATGTCACCAACGGCACAATTCATGATTCACAACGCAAAGACTCGGACTCAGGGAGATAAGTGGGATCATCGGCACACAGCGGATTTCCTCCAAGCGGTCGATAAGTCCATTGCGAATGCATACCGACTAAAAACAGGGTTGTCTCAGAACGAATTGAGTACCCTCATGAACCGCGAAACGTGGATGACGGCACAAGAAGCATTGGCGAAAGGCTTTATCGATGAAATCATGTTCGACGAGTCGAATCAACTCAGTGCTGTTGCACATGCAGGCATCGAAATGATTCCCCAACAGGTGATAGACCGTGTCCGAAATGAAATTATGAAGTTCCAAACGGAAGGAGCGAGCATTATGCAAGTAACCAATCAAACACAAGTAATCGATCCACAACCACCGACTGCATCAAATACTGCACCACAGCCACCGACAGCATCAAATACAGCACCACAACCACCCGCGCCGAGTCAGGCACAAAATACTCAAGATGCAGCTGCACAAGAGAGAGAGCGCCTTCGCGCCATTGACGCTATTGCAGCAAATATCGATCCTGCTTTGGTAAACGAGGCGAAGTATGGGGAAAACCCAATGACAGCCGCTGATCTGGCGCTTAAGGCTATGCAAGAGGGCAAGATGATTAATAACGGCCTATTCAATGCGGCAGTAGTAGCTAATCAAGCGTCTGGAGCACTTGATGTGACAGCTCAATCACAACAACAAAATACGGAAAAAGAGTATGACATGAACAACTTGAAAGACGTGAATGCAGTCTTCCAGCAACTCGCGCATGCACATTCAATGCAGCGTCTACAAAGATAAGGAGGAATAACCATGGCAAACATTTCTACTACATTTGGCACGGTAGATAATCAGTCTTTTTTTGCGGGAACGGAAGTGTCCGCAATGACCACAGCAGTGACATTACTTGCTGGTCAAGGGAAGCTCAAAGCCGGATCGGTACTCGGCAAGATCACAGCCAACGGGAAGTATGCGTTGGTAAACAAAGCAGCAACAGACGGGAGTCAGATCGCGTCATTGGTTTTATCTGAGGACGTGGATACAACCGGAGCTGATGTAAACTCAGTAGCGTATAAAACGGGTGTTTTTCGGTATGATGCCCTGAAAGTTGCTGCCGGCGACTCAGTGGCTAACCACAAAGAGGAGCTTCGTACTGTAAATATTCATTACAAAACTGATCGGGGGTAAACAACAGTGAAAATTAGACAATCCGCCATTGCAGGACGCTTTATGAGTCCACAAAATGCCGCAACCGTTACAGGTGGCAGCATCAGCATCTATGAACCACAAACCATGCTTCCATCGTTTCAACGAAGAATGCCAGTTACAACGTTCCTTCGGGACATGTTCTTCCCTGGAGAGGCGACTTTCGATACAAAGCATGTCCTAGTGGATTTCTACAAAAACCGCCAACGTGTTGCACCACTTGTTGCAGAAGGCAGTATGCCAGTTAATATCAAGCGAGATGGATTTGAAACGAAAATTTATACGCCACCTTTTATCAACCTGTCTTCCCCAATTGATATCAGCATGCTACAAACTCGCATGCCTGGTGAAGCGGTATTTGGCGGTATGTCGCCAGATGAGCGAGCTGTACAACAGATGAACCGCGACTTTTTGGAGCTCTCTGACATGGTCACGCGCCGCGAAGAGCTGATGGGTGCAGAACTTATGCAAACGGGGAAAGTGACCGTATCTGGTTACATCGATGATGCTGCAACAGTAGTTCGTACTGATATCATTGACTTTGGATTCGACAACATGATTAATCTTACAGCTGGAAGCCAGTGGAACCAGTCTACGTCCAAAAAGTATGAAGACTTAGAGGAAGCGGTCAGAAAATCTCGTAAGGCAGGATACAATCCAACTGTCGCCCTCCTTGGTGATGAGGCGTGGGCTAATCTTCGAGCAGACGAAAATTTTATGAATAAGTTTATGGACCTGCGATACGCCCAATTCGGAACGATCAATCCCCAACTCAACATTGAGAATGGAAATGGTTTTACTTACATTGGCCGTTTAACCGAACTTGGACTCGACTTGTACCGATATGATGCGTGGTACTACGATGACACAACGCAGTCTCTTAAACCATACATCGACCCCGAAAAGGTCATTGTCGCGCCACGAAATATCGGAGAGCTTTTGTACGGTGCGAATACATTCATCCCGGAAGATAGTATCAACTACGTAACGGTAGCAGGACCCCGTGCGACAAAGGTAACGGTCAATCGTGATACCGATGTGAAATCTCTTATTGTGAAGAGCCGCCCATTGCCGAAGCCGTTTGACGTTTCTGCATGGTCTGTTATCAAAACACGCGTGTAGGAGGACACTATCATGCGATTTCGAGTGCAAATTGGAACAGTGAAACATAATGGTGTCTTTCATGAGAAGGGCGCCATTTTTAATGCTAACAAAAAGGATGTAGCGCATCTGATCGGTGATGGCGCGGTATCTGTGTTTACAGAGACAGATGTTGGCGGAGACGTTGAAGTAGGATCTGATGAAGTGACAAACGAGGATAGCGAACAGGACGAGCATTCCGACGATAATCAAGAGATTGTCTTCGAACTGAATACGGACGAATTGATTGTAGATGCTCCCCAAGGTAGGAAAGGCAAAGACGAATGAGCGCATTCAAGGATCAACTAAAGGCGGATGCTGCAGTCTTTCTCAATCCGGGTGAATTTGCAGATCAAATCGACATCGATGGGAAGAAGATTACCGGATTGATTGAACCTGTCGCAATCGGTGGGGGGAATAGATCGTACTCCTACCCGACCCATGACCGCGAATACACGGAAGAAATAATGCTCTATGTGAACCGAGCCGATTTCACATTCATTCCAGCAGTTGGACACACGTTAAAAATCAATAAAAAAGCGTATGTGGTCGTAGCTCCACCTGCTGATCTTGATGGCATTTTGGAAATCCGCCTTGGCGGGAATTCAAACCCATGATTGATTTCGACAACTCCATTAAACAGAGGCTGAAAGAAGCAGCAAATCTTCTGGCACATATTCCGAAGCAAATTCCAAAGGTACAGGCACGGGCTATGAACCGTGCCCTGTCCAGCGGGAAAACGGAAGCGGCAGCCAGGGTGAGAGACACGTATCTTGTCCGAAAAAAAGACGTCAGCGAGACAATGGAGCTCAAAAAAGCTTCCGCGAATGATCTGAATGGCCGTCTGGAATCAAAGGGGCATGTGATGCCACTGATTCGGTTTCGTGTCACGCCGAAAGCACCGCAACCTGGTAGGAAAAAACCAATCTTGGCCCAAGTATTACGAGCAGGCGGGAAATCTCCGATTCCTGGTGCGTTTGTTGCGAAAGTCAGAAATGTGGCCTCTGTATACAGACGAACGACACCGAAGAGGTTCCCAATCAAAGGACTCTACGCGCCTGCTGTACCGCAAATGCTAGACAACGAGAAGGTACGAAAATCAATACAGAATAAAATGCTGGAGACATTGGACAAGCGTCTCGAGCATGAAATAGGACGGGTGCTAGATGGTTAATGTTGTCCTAGTTAATAAGCTGAAAGAGCGTATTGAAACGCTCGTGAAAGATTTTCTGCTACCCACCAACGTAGATGGCCACGATCACAAAGCCCCACAGGTAGTTAGCGGGTTTCTGAGTGAGAGCAAACATTCACCTGTAGCCGATCCGCAAGAAATCAAAGCGGAGCTGCCCGCCGTTGTCGTTCGTTTCCTGAGAGAGAACGACGGGAGGCAGGCAAACATCGTTAAAATTCGAGTAATCGTCATCACATACAGCGAAGATGAACAAAACGGCTGGATTGATAGCCTGAATGTCGCGAATCGGATAAAGATTGGGTTAAAACGAGATCCGATCATTGATGAACGCTTTCAGATCGACGACGAATCGTTCGAAATAGAGCAGCCAGACGAGCAGCCATTTCCTGAGTGGGCGACTTACATCGCGTTTGACGTACTGGTTCCGCAAGTACAGTCGGAATTTGATTGGGAGGTATTTTATAAATGAGCAGAGCAGAACCAAAAGTGACTGCAAAAGAACCAATGCACGTCATCTACTGCGGGAGTAGTTTACGTGATGGCACACTTCATCGATACGCACTATTTACGGACGGAATTCCACAACATCTGAGCAAGCACGTCGAAGCATGCCCAGCCATCAAGAAAATGTTTGTGCCCGTTGAAAAACTGTCCCAAACAGAAGCAGCGATCAGAGATCATGGCACACCAGAGAGCGTCTTTTTTCAGCAGACTGCTGATTACGCCGTAGGAAAGAGAGTTGAGGAATAGTGGCATATAAACACCAGATAGGCGTCTCTGAGAGTGATACGAGTATTCTTTCTCCTGTTGAGGCTACAGCCGGACTGCCCGTATATTTCGGTACGGCGCCTATTCATTTGACAGACAATCCAACAGCATACGTGAATAAGCCGGTACTTGCCTACAGCTATGAGGAAGCGGTGAAGGCTCTCGGGTATCATTCCAACTGGGACGATTATACGCTGTGCGAAGCAATCAAAGCGCAATTTCAGCTTTTCAATGTTGGCCCAGCGGTATTCGTCAATGTGCTTGATCCTTCCATTCACAAGGTAAACGTGAAGGACAGCACAATTAATCTATCTTTGGGTAAATACACGATTGCTGCCGATGGAGTTCTATTGGCGAGCCTCATGGTTAAGCTCACAGGTGCTGGTAATGCGCTAGTCCGTAATAAGGACTTTACAGTGGTATTCAATAAGTCGGGCCACCCTGTTATTTCGCGGGTGGATGGTGGAGACATTCCAGCAAACCAAGTCGCATTGATTGTATCCTACGATAAGCTCACGCCTTCAGCTGTAACGGATGCCCAAATTATCGGGGGAATTGATTCGGCAACAGGAAAGGTGACTGGGCTAGAATTGATCAACAAGATTTTCCCATTGTATCGGTTGGTGCCTGGACAAATTGTTGTGCCGAAACACTCAAAAAAGCCGGCCGTTGCTGCAGTCATGAAAGCAAAAGCTGTGGGAATTAATAGCCTATTTAAAGCCATGGCAATTGCCGATATTGATTGCTCGCCAACAGGTGCGGCCGTTTACACAGATGCGCCCGCATGGAAAAACTCCAACAATTACAGCGACCCTTATCTAATAGCTTGCTATTTGAAACCGAAATTGGGTGACGAGAATTATCACGAGATTTATCACCTTTCCACGCAATTTGCAGCATTGAATAGCAGAGTTATTGCTGACAATGGCGACGTTCCCTATGTATCTCCTTCTAACAAAAACATTCAAGCAAACGCGTTGGTGAATGAAGCTGGTACTGAGATCAATCTTGGCGTAGATCAGGCAGCGTACCTCAATGGCGAGGGGATTGTCACAGCAATCAACTTTACTGGTGGACATAAGATGTGGGGCAATAATACGTCCACTTACCCAGCCAATACAGACGTGAAAGACAGATTTATACCCGTCCGTCAGATGTTCAACTGGATCGGAAATACGTTGGTTCTGACACACTGGCAAAAAGTTGACAACCCGACAAACAGAAGGTTGATTGACACGGTTGTGGACTCAACAAACATCTGGCTGAATGGACTGGCAGCGCAAGGTTCCATACTCGGCGGGCGTGTAGAATTCCGAGCAGTAGATAATCCGGTCACATCGCTACTGGACGGAAAAGTTTCCTATCGGTTGTTCCTGGCGGCTCCCGTACCGGCTGAAAACATCGAGTTCAAACTTGAATTTGATGTGGCATATCTAAAAAATCTCTTTGCAGCCTAATCATACAAGGCAGGTGGATAAACAATGGCAAATAAAGCAATTCCTGATCGCGTAAAGGATTTCATGATATACAAAAACGGTACAACAGACCTCGTGGGGGTGGCAGATATTCAGTTGCCATCCTTTTCTTTTGCTACAGAGGAAGTCAAAGGAGCTGGTGTATTTGGCAGTTTTGAATCCTCGGTAGGGCATTTCGGTAGCCAAAAAGTCACATTGAATTGGCACACGATCACCGATCTACTGTTTGACTTTCTGGAGCTGGGTGCCCATCGACTAGATTGTCGTGGAGCACTACAAGAGCATGATCGTAGCTCTGGTCGTCCAATTACACGTGCGCTACGGATCGTTGTTCAAGGGCACACCACCGGTGGGGAACTGGGAAAGCTAGAAAAAAACGCAACAACAGACAGCAATACAGAGTTGGAAATCACTTATATAAAGATCGAAATGGACGGAAAGAACGTTCTGGAGCTCGACAAACTGAATTACATCTATCGAGTGAACGGCAAGGATCAATTAGCTGATACGCGCCGGGCGCTTGGACTATAGAAGGGAGTTTTGCGAATGATTATGCCGTTGAAAAAACCATTGAAGGTGAATGAGAAGGAGCATACCTCTCTATCGTTTGATTTCGATAGTCTGACAGGTGTAGATATTATGGCGGCTTCAGAAGAGGCACGACACATCGGGGGAATATCCGCGCATGAGATGCAATCATCGGTTTTCCGAGCTGTAGTAGCAGCGAAAGCTTGCGGAGTCCTATACCATGACTTACTAAGACTCAATGGACGGGATTTTTATCTTGTAGTAACAGCGGCACATGCTTTTTTGCTCGGTATGGATTTGAAGGAGATGGAGGAGATAGAGGAGACGAAGGAATAATAGAGTTTCGTAAACTTGTACTCAACATGGCGAGGAACACGTATACCAGCATGGAGTTTTTCCTTGGCATACCCCTGTACGAGTTGAATGCATGGATACAGGCAGCCATGGAAAATTCGGAGGGAGGCGAAACGGATGGGTAGGAAACTGTATGAATTCACGATCAAGATGTCTGGGAAAATGAATAGATCGTTCACCGGCGCGTTCGATAACGCTTCCCGTCGCATGCAGGATATGCGAAAAAAAATCAGCGACTATCAGTCTTCTATTGAAAAAGCAAACAGCAAGCTGCAATCCATGACCAGTTTGCACACGAAAATGTCGGCCGCGATTGATAAAACCAAGCGCGGCCTTGCTGCTTTGGAGCGGAAATACCGAAGTGGCGCGATTAGCGAAGAGGCGTACAGACGGGAAAGTACGAAGCTACAAAACGACCTTCAACGGTTTACCAACGTACAAAGAAGAGCGTCCTCACAGGTCGATAAGTTTAAACGGAACATTGCCGAATTAAATCGAGAAATGAGAAGTGAACAAAACAATCTGAACTCTTATTCTCGTCAACTTCAAAGCATGGAAGCAACAGCACTTGCAGCGGGATTCTCTATCGGTGAAATAGCCATGGCCGGGGCAACGTTACTCCCACTTGGGGGCTACCTGGCAACTGTTGGGGTAGGATTGGCTGGAATTGCTGTAGGGGCCAAGACGGCTAAATCTGCTTTTGATTTGATGATGGATAGCGTTAAGAAAGCAGCGGATAGAGAATACAACATTGAAGTCATCGAATCATTGCTTCGGGACCAAAAGAAAGCAGACCAGCTATTCAACTGGATGGAGAAGCGAGCCATCGAATCCCGTTTCGGGATGACGGACTTCTTCGAATCGGGTAAAGCGTTTCTGTTTAAAACAAAAGACCTGAGACAAGTCCAAGACTTGCTGGATATATCCGAAAAGTTAGGGACAATCAATAAATTACAAGGTATGCAGGGTGCGGCAATCGCCCTCAACGAGTTATTAATTGGCGATACTGTCTCCATTGTTGAACGTTTCAATATGCCCCGCTCAGACATTAAGAAGTTTGCGAAAAAGGATATTGATGGCATTATCAAAGGCATGAATGAGCTGCTAAAAAAACAGAACATCGATGCCAAGTTGTTGAGTGATGTCGATACTACTGGTCTTGTTATGTATGAACAGCTCGTGGAAAAGCTCCAACTGACATGGACGAAGATGGGGGCCGACGCATTAGATTCATTGAAACCAGCCCTAAAGGAAATAGACAATTTGACCAAGACAGAAGCGTTTAAAGACTTGGCAAAGTTGGGATCAGATGCTTTTGCGGAAATGGGAAAAACGATTACGAAGTCCGTTCAGTTTGCCTCGAATCGCTTGCAGACGATTTTCAATAATCCGGAATATAAGAGGTTGGATGTTTGGGGGAAAATCGAGTTTATCGTAGCGGATGCATACGAGACGTTCAACAAATGGTGGAGCTCGGGAGGGAGTGAAGCCACGCAACGTGTCACTTATGAAATTGCATCGAAGCTCGGCGAGTTGATCAAGGCGGCAGCTGTACCTCTCATTCCTATTGCTCAAGAGGTAGGGTATGATGTCGGCAAATCTATCATTCAAGGCATCTGGGATGGAATGTGGGGAGAAAACAAGCTGGAAACTCCCTTTAGCAAACTGGAAGCCCGAATAGAGAGAATGAGAGCTGCTGGTCAAGATCCGAAGACTACACCCGTTTACGGTGGACCAAACGCAACCATGACGGCAGGGCCGGAACCAGCATGGTACGAAAAAGCGTGGGATTGGGTAAATGGTTCCCACGCAAACGGACTGCCCTACGTCCCGTTCGATGGATACCGTGCGGAGCTCCACGAGGGTGAGCGGGTATTGACTGCCCAACAGAATCGCAATCTCGATTCAAACTTATGGTCAAGAGCGAATCAGGCGTTGTCGTCACGCAACGGGAATCAGACGCTTGTTTTTCAGTTCTCGCCAAACCTTTCAGGAGGCAATCGGGCGGAAAACGAGTCGATGCTTCGAGACTCTTATCCTGAATTCAAGGCGAATATGCAGCGGTTCATAAGGAATGAGAGGGCGGTGAGGTTTTCCTGATGGCCGGAACATATACAACGAATGCAGGAGACATGTGGGACTGGATCGCGTATAAAACGATGGGCAGCGAGTATTTCATGCCACAGTTAATTGAAGCCAATTTAAAGCATCGAGAGACGGTAGTCTTTTCATCGGGAATCGTCCTGGTTGTTCCAGACAGTGACACCGGCACGGAGCAGGACACATCAAATCTGCCTCCTTGGAAGAGGGAGTGATGACGGGTGGCACAGCCGAGACGAGTTAACTTTGAACTTTTCTATGACAATAAGAATATTTCTAATGATCTGCAGCCGTACCTCATCTCGTTTGAGTACACCGATAATCTCTCTGGCACGGCGGATACCATATCTATCAACCTAGCAGACCGGGAACGCCTGTGGTGGGCAGCGTGGATGCCAGAATTGTATGCAAGCATAAAGGCAAAAATCATTCGTGAAAATTGGATCGATGACGGGAAAACGGATGCTTTAAATTGCGGGTATTTCGAAATCAACGAGATCAGCCTAACAAGTCCACCCAATGCGGTCGCCATACAAGGCGTGTCTGTGCCAGATGCATCGACGATTCGGGCACAACGAAAATTCCGCGCATGGGAAAAAACGCGATTGTCTGTGATCGCAAAAGATATTGCAGGCAAGAATGGCCTCAAACTTCTTTTTGACGCAGAAGACGAGGACTATGATCGGATTGAACAAACAGAGGAAACCGATCTTGGTTTCCTCATGCGCCTGTGCGATGATGCTGGCATTGCTGTTAAGCTGACAGGCAAACAGATTAGTTTATTTGATGAAGCCAAATACGAGGAGAAACCTCCTGCTTTTTCGCTCAATTACGCAACGTCCAAGATCAAAAGCTTTTCGGCACAGGTGACCACGACAGGTATCTATAGTCGCGCTGTTGTGAACTATCACAGTCCGAAGGGGAAAAAGAAGATCCACTACACCTATATGCCCCCCAACGCCCCAAAAACGGGTCGTACGCTGTATATCAATGAGCGCGTAAAGGATGGACGTCAGGCAGAACGAAAAGCCAAAAGTGCGCTGCGCCAAGCGAATAAGGACCAGCACAAGGCAAGCATTACTTTGATGGGAGACGTTAACCTGGTAGCTGGTATGACGTTTATGCTGAACAATTTTGGGGCTGTGAGCGGGAAATACATCATTACCCAGGCGGTTCATGCTTATAGCGGAAATGGCTACGAAACTTCGCTTGAATGCAGAAAGGTATTGGGTTGGTAATGGATATGAAAAACATATTGCGTGTCGGCATTGTATCGAGCGTAGACGAGAGGGATGCGACAGCAAGGGTCGTCTTTGGTGACCGCGAGGATGTGGTGTCCAACAAAATGGATATCCTTTCTCGTGGTTCTTTTTTGTTAAAAGATTACTGGCTGCCGGATGTGAATGAACAGGTATGGTGCCTATTTTTACCGACAGGGAACGCAGATGGGATTATTCTCGGATCAACGTACAACCAAGAGGACCCAGTGCCAATCAAGAATAAAAATAAACGCCACATCCGTTTTGGAGATGGGACATTCATCGACTATGATCGAGAAACGCATACCCTGACGGTCGATTTTCTTCATCCTGGGAAAATCGTCTTCAATAACGCCGATATCACATACAACCAAACGACGCAGCGAGGTGAACCAGAATGGCGGTCATCGGAAGTCTTGGAGAAGTGATTTTTGAAGTATCTTCCCAGCGTGTGCGTACTTTTGATGAACTGACAAGAAACGGCTCGAGCCGATGGGTAACCCATGACATCCATCGAAATAAACCGATTCCGGAATTCGTAGGTCCTGGTCTTGAAGAAATCAGTCTTTCTATTCAGTTGAAAGCCTCGCTCGGGGTAGATCCAGAAGCAGAACTGAAAACCTTGAGGACCAAAAGGGATACAGGACAAAGGGATTTATTGGTCATCGGAAACAAACCTATTTCAACTAGCCAATGGGTTACCGAGTCGGTCAGCGAAGAACACACAAACTATGACGGCCGTGGTCGTTTACTATCTGTTAACGTTGAGCTGCGTCTCAAGGAGTATCCGAAAAAGGCGGGAAGCTAATGGCTCAAATCGTAACGATAACAAGTGATTTTAATGAGGTTATTTTCGGTGCGACTGGAGAAACAGAAGTTATTCAAAATGTGAGAACGATCATGAGGAGTATGATTCATACGTGTCCAATGTATCGTTTATTCGGGTGGGACCCAAACATTGATGCTCCTGTAAATGCCTATATGGCAATCACTTCGGCACGACTCATTGAAAAAATCCAACAGTATGAGCCGCGCGCAGAGGTACAGGAAGTTACGTATGAAGGTGATGAAAACGGGATGTTAAAACCTTCGGTAAAGGTGGCGATAAAAGGTGTCTAGGTTTGACTTTTTACCAGATGTATCGTTCGCCAATAAATCGCCCCAACAGATCGAAGCGGATCTGATCGCAAACTATGAAAAAGAATACAAAAAACCACTTTCACCAGCCGATCCGGTACGACTCTTTATCAAGAGCATCGTGCCTTTTTTTGTACAGCAAAGAGTCATTATCGACGACTCTGCTAAACAGAACTTGCTTAAATATGCGAGAGGAAAGTACCTGGTCCTTATTGGTATCTTGCTGAACGTATTAAGAATACTGGCTACAAAGGCTAAGACCACGATTCGTTTTACCTTATCGACACCAGTATCCCAGACTATCCCAAAAGGGACTCGAGTCACAGCAGGGGACAACGTATTTTTTGCAACAACCGCGGACGTCACAGTCACAAGCGGGGAAACGAAAGTAGAGGTCAAAGCGGAATGTGTATCCGTGGGCGAAATTGGAAATGGGTATCCAGTGGGGAAACTGAACCAATTGGTTGACCCTCTGCCATTTGTACAATCGGTATCTAATGTCACAGAATCGGGCGGTGGGGCAGATGAAGAGGACGACGATTCATATGCGGAACGAATCCGGCAGGCACCTGAGAGTTTTTCCGTGGCTGGCCCATCGGGTGCCTATGAGTTTTGGGCAAAGTCAGCCAGTACGCTTCTGGGGGACGTGAATGTATCAAGCCCAAGGGCTGGAGTGGTAGAGATTCGACCTCTGCTCAAAACGGGCGAAATACCTGATCAGACAATCCTCGATCAAGTCGCGGCTGTTTGCAACGATAGAAAGATTCGGCCACTCACCGACCAGGTATTTGTTTTGGCCCCGTCTCAAAAAACATACAACATCGAGGCCACATACTGGATTGATACGGACAAGGAAAGTGCTGTTACCACGATTCAGGCAAATGTGAATAAAGCCATCGCTACCTACCAACTTTGGCAAAGAGCCAAGCTTGGCCGTGACATCGATCCGTCCGAGCTGGTTTTTCAAATGAAAAAGGCGGGAGCTAAACGGGTATCTGTGACAAGCCCGGTTTTTACCACACTGACTGAATCGCAAGTAGCCAAAGAACACACGGTCAACGTGGTGTATGGAGGATTGGAAAGTGGTTGATATCTACAACGCAAAGCTGTCGGACATCCTTCCATCGTCCATAAAAGAAGATAAGAAGATTCGAGCGTTGGCTGCAGCCATTACAAAGGAAATGCAGGACATATCCTCCGATATGAAACTGGTGCTAATGTTTGCCCGGATCGATGAACTAGATTCAAATGTTGTGGACATTTTAGCCCACCAATTGCACGTCGATTTCTATGATTCAACGTTATCCCTTGAAAGTCGGAGAGAGCTCGTCAAAACGGCAATTGGAGCTCATCGATATAAGGGCACGCCTTGGGCAATCGAGCAGGTCGCATCCATCGTGTTCAAAAACTCATCGGTCCGCGAATGGTTCGAATATGGTGGGGAACCACATCATTTTCGAATTGAGACGGAACAACTGGTATTTGCGCCAGGCGACCTAGCAAAGTTCCGCCGCCTTCTGGAAGGTGTGAAGCGCAAAAGCTCCTGGCTTGACGACATTGTTTTCAAGATCATAGCAAGTACGATCGAAGTGAATGTTTCCGCTAAAAAATTCAGAGTTGATTACTTTGTGTGTAATACCTTTTACCCTGACGAGGTTGTTGTCAATGCTCCAAGCTTGCCCGTCTTTGTTGCGCCTGGCATGCCTATGTTTACAGCAACGGAATGATGAAGGAGGGAATCAGATGCCAATTGGCACAAGACATATATTACGTGACGGCGGTCTACTCCCGGTCCCGCAATATTTTAACGGGACGAAGGATGAATTTCAGGAAATTCAGGGTAATAAAGGCGCTATGTTCGTGCAACTTCGTGGCTTATCTGCAAAAGAGCCTTTTAGTGGTGCCACAGATACTACCCAAATTTTCACTGAGCCCATGTATGGGTTTGTTATCAAAAACGATGGAACGAGCGATTTGACCTTCACCATTAACACGCACACCTTTACAGTCAAAGAAGGAGAAGTGTTCGAAGAATCTTTCGAACCGTTTACCCAAGTGATCATCAAAACAACTTCTCCGTTTCGTGCTTACGGGAAGGGGTAATCCAGATGGCTATTAAAGTGGAACCTGCTTTCCTGGAATTCATCCGAAACACGGTAAGTGCAAAACTGAGCAATGCGATCATCACTGTTGACGGGAAATCGGTCGTTCATCCGATTACGCAAACGAAGCACCTCACCAACGCCCAGAAAACGGTTGTGCAGCTGTACGTTTACTTGGACGCCGTGGACGCAGCAGGCACCATTACAGAGGCAAAACTAGTGGACGCAAGCGGGACGGCAATGATTACCTCTGATGCACAGATTACCTCGCACGAAACAGGGGCATTGTTGCTGTTCGAAATCCCTTTCGAAGTGAGGAGTGTGTGAAATGCCTTACGAACGGCAATTTTGGACTGACCGGCTTGTAAATACGGAAACAGGTGAAACGATCCAAGATGGTACTCGTTTTACCGCACGGCGTATGAATCACATAGAAGAAGGTATTAAGGACATCGATGGCGTTGTTATCAGATTAGAAAATCGCATTCTCTACCTGCACGCCAAGATCACGACAGGAGACAGGACTGCGGGGAATAGTGGGATTTTTGTTGATTTGTTTGACGGCATCCAGGATGCGGTCATTTCCTTGGATAGGACGAGAACAACCATCCAGTCGATTTCTGGTACGAATGTTACCGTTGCATCGGTGGCAGGATTTGCAGTTGGGCAAGAGGTTACGTTAGCCTCTGTCAACAATCAGGAGGAGCGTATCATCACAGCAATTAATGCGTCGACAAAAATTATCACACTAAACGCAGCTCCAACAGCAACCTATTCGGCAAATGCCATACTGGCAAGGTCAACCGTTGAAATTGATACAGCGGCGAAACGTATGCGACGAGGGTCAATCGATACTTATAGTGTGAAAATATCTGTAACGTAAGAAAGGAGGCGGTTAGATGGCTAGTAAAACAACTGTTGTTGGCATCCCAGAGTCTACATCGCAAAGCCGGTCACAAAAGATAATCGTACCCAATCTAAAGCGTGTTGTCTCTGTTGCAGTCAATACGGGCAAAGTTACACATTCTATTAATGGCAGCGAAGTAACGATCAATGTCAGTGATGGCTCCTATACTCGGTATACCACATCCAGTACCCCGAACACCAAAACTGTATCGGATACTCGTACGAGCAGCACGGATAGTTTTCAGTCGACTATCAGCTATAACGATGGCACCTATAGTGGCACCTTGACTAAGTCAGGAGGATCAACTCCCTATGTGGTCAGTGGTAGCGGGCCTGACCAAAAATCTGTAACAGCTACTCGTGATTCTTGGTACGACTATGGCGGGTCTTGTAGCGGCGCGCAAAGTGGCGCATTGTCGGCGTTACCATCCTCCATTTCCTATTCGGACGGAGAAGGATACACTGGCACTTTGCAACGTACCGGGTCATCAGCGGGAAGATGTCAACTTTTAAATGACGAGGGAGGCGGAGAAAAAACATACGGAGCCTCTGCAACAGGCACCTATTCCGGTACGGTGTCTAAGCCTGATACGCGTAAGTACAACTACTCCCAAAGCTATTCCGGAACTGTGTATGGACCATCTTCGGTATCTTATACCTACTACTACGCTTATACCGTAACCGTTACGTATGAGGACAACTTCGGTCAGACGCTCACGCTTACTGCTCCAGCAAGCGGGGTCAAGTTGTCTGTAGGTAATACCTACACAGTTACCGGAACCACATTGGACACTGATCCTGGTGATATCGTATCAGTCTCTGTACGTGTCAACAAAGGCACTGCCTATCGTATCCTGCAAGCATCTGCGGACGGCGTAAATCCACTCGCTTTTAGTAAAATTTTTACCTTTGCGGGCGGGGCCATTAAGGACGGTACGACAGCCGTTTCTGGGCTACTAGATGAGGGAACTACGCACCTGTTAGAAGTATGGTCGGAGGATACCAAAGGTGGTACTTCCATCATTGCTGAACGCACGTTTACCGTGATGCTGAATCGTCCGCCAACTCTTACACACACATTCGTGGCGAACAATGATAATTTGTCGGATGATTCCCCCATTACAATCAAAGGGACGGTTTCCGATCCAGATGGGCAAGCAGTAACCATGAAGTATCGTCTAAACGGCGGTGCAGATGTCCCCATATCGATCAACAGTGGCGCGTGGACGATAACCGTCACACCAAAGCAGATGGTTAATGGACCGAACAGTCTCGTCATAACAGCAGCCGACTCATTGGGAGCAACGACAGTCCTCACGTTTTCCTTGACCAGATCCGTGACGAAAACACGCCTCAAAACTGCCCATGCTCGCTACAAGCTATCTCCTCAGTCAACCACAGCCAAAGAAGTCCTGGCTTGGCTCCAACATGAAACAGGAGATTTGAATGTGGACGGAGCTCTTTCCATCGTAGCGGCTGGAGCTGCTGAATCTTACAAGCCCATGACCAAAACGTCTGCACCTGTAATCACTGGAATCGTAGAGAAGGAATTCATCGGAACGTACGCGACACCAGACGCTCAGCTCCATTTGAAATTTACACTAACCAGTAATGACGCCAACTCAACAGCTGCAGCGACGAATTTATCGGGGGCGATCAAAGCATGAGATACCGGAAGCGTAATCCTGACGGATCGCTAGGGGACTGGGTTTACACGCCAGCAGGAGAGGAAGAGCGCCGGCAGGAAGAGGCACTACAAAAAGAGTTGGAAGAATTGCGGAAAGAAAATGAGAAGCTGAAAAATGCTCATAAAGAGGGTGGAGAAAATGGCGTGGGCTAAGCCGACAGACAAGAAAAGCAAAGACTTGATTCTGGCCCAGGTCAGGGATTACAAGAAAGGCCGTCTTGTGGAGCCATTTAGCGATACCAACGCCTGGCTTAAAGCCTATGGCGGCGGATCAGTGTCATTTAACAATGGCAAGCTGCAAATCACTTCGACAGGCACATCGATTGCCGCACGCCGAAACGTCCTCTTAAGCTTGTCAGGTGCAAAGACCTTGAAGATTAGATTCTATGTAGACAATTTGACCGACTTCTATGAGTTCCAGCTCTATTTGGCTCATGATACTGGCTATGCCGAATTTTTAGGTTATACTGTACGCGCTTGGAGAATGGCGATTGGTTGGAACGAGCATATCATCGATGTCAGCAAGCTGGAGCCCGTTGGAGCTGCAAGCCTGACCAGGGATATCGTTTCTATGCAAATCCGAGTGAAGTCCAATGAGAACACTACGGCATCGATCGTTTTTGACTCGATCATTCGAGATGAGTCGCAGCGGGGGAAGGTCATTTTTATGTTCGATGATGGCTGGTCTTCTCAATACACCGAAGCGTTCAAGTACATGGGAAAATATAATCTACCAGGTGTCATTGCCGTCATTCCGTCGCACGTAGGGTGGTCTGGCTATTGCACGCTACAACAGCTAAAGGAAATGTACGATTATGGCTGGGACATGGCCAACCATACGATGAACCACGCGACGCTCAAAGACCTGAAAGATATAGCGACAATCGAGAAAGAGGTAGCGGACGCTGAAAAATGGTTGAATGCAAATGGCTTTACGAGAGCGTCAAATATCTTGGCCTACCCATACGGGGCGTATGATGCAAGGGTGCTACAAGTCATGCAGTCTCGCAGAGCGGGCCGCACTGTCCAAGAAGATACGGCAACCACACCGCCACCGGATAAACGGACGATCAAGATTCGAAATGTGGAGCATACGATTACACCTGCCACACTAAAAGGACACATAGATGATGCGGCAAAGGTAGGGGGCGTGTGTTTGTTCATGTTCCACAAGATCGTTAGCGGCGAAGCCACGTCCAGCATCGAGTATAACGTAAGCAACTTCCAAGAGGTTGTTGATTACGCATATTCCCGGCGAGCTGATATCGATATCGTGACAATGAGCGAATGGCTGGACAGTTGCGGGTTGTAGTAAAGAATATTGTTTTTCATGAGGAGCTGCTAACGTGGCTCCTCTTACTTTTGCCCATAGGAGGGCGAGGAGGACCGCAACACATGAAATTTCTACAGAGTTTAGAGAATGTAGCAACTCCAGCAAACGGTTGGGCGACAACAGCCGGTGCAATCGTATCGCCCGCCTTTTTCTATCTGTACGGCACGAACCGCCAGGATATCCTGATCGTGCTCTTTTTTATGATCGCTCTTGATTGGATCACAGGCATTTCCGCAGCGAAAAAGAACCAGTCGTATTCGTCCGATTATGGCATATCCAGGATTCCACGGACTTTGTTTCTATTTGCATTGCCAGCCGTTGGAAATATGTTGGATCGGGTCATGGGCACACCAGGATTCCTGTTCTACGGCGTCACCTTCGGCCTCATTTACCACACATGGACAAGCCTCACCGCCAATGCTCACCGCGCAGGCTGGCCTATGCCGAAGTCTATCGAGAATCTGGTTGGGTCAGAGATTAAAGCAAAAGCAGAGAGATCCGCACGAAAGGAGTAAAAGTAATTATGATTCTTATGATGAAAGAGTATCGAGTAACCAGTCCTTACGGTCCACGAATGAGCCCTTTAAATAGAAAGCAAGAATTCCACACTGGGATTGACCTTGTAAAGCCTGCATATGCAAAGATCCAAGCTTTCGTTGCTGGGACGGTTGTTTATGCAAACATGGGGCAAGCGGGTACTGGAGTCGGCGGTTTTGGAAACACAGTAATCATCAAAGACAAAGACAATCACCTACACTTGTACGCACATCTCTCAGATTACTGTGTTTCAGTTGGTCAGTTCGTCGTTCAGGGTCAGGTGATCGGGCGGCAAGGGAACACTGGAAAATCCTCAGGTCAGCACTTGCATTATGAGGTGCGGAAAAATGGTTCAAGTTTTGGTTTTGGAAACCACATGCATCCAGTGAAGTACGTCGACGATTTTTATGCGAGGGAATGTCCACAACCAGAGAAAAAACCTGTTGATAAGGTATCCATCGAAATCAACGGAAAGCTGCTGTCAGACCAAGGCTACCTCAAAGATGGCATTTCAACCCTGCCAGTACGCGCGGTATCTGAGGCTGCGGGAGTCACGCCAGAATGGTGCCCTACGACTCAGCAGGTGAAAGTGGCAGGACACGATTTGACAGAGACCATTGAGGCTGGAGTCTCCTACGCCCCGGCTCGGGAGCTCGCTGCGGCGCTCGGCCTTCAGGTGGAGTGGGTACAAGAGATAAAAACAGTGAAGTTGAAAGGATGTGTGACAGTATGAAAGAATGGCTGACAAAGAATAAAAAGAGCGTGCTGCTGATTCTAACCGGTGTCCTTGGAATCGTAGGCGGAACCGTCATTGGTTTCAGTGAAGATCTGCAACTCCAAATCGTTAGTATCTTTGATCAACTACTGTCAGGGGCTGTCCAAAAAGGGCATAACGGCTAAATTTCAAAAATTAGAAAACATAGATTTACCAAAGTTCTGGAAAATTAATAGGGGCAACTCAAGCCAAAAAATCGACTTTTGAGATAGCCCCTACTAAACTTCATATTCTTATAGTTCGTTTTTAGTTTGTGCGAGCTTTACCGATACAATGCCAGACATATCCTCTACTGATGTAACTGAAACGGTATGAGTTCCAGTACCCCAACCGGAACTACCTTTTTTGTCAAAGGGTTTACCTGGTTTTGCTACTCCGCTCATAACCTCGTTGCCGTTTGGATCGGTAACTACGACATTAATGTCAGCTGTTCCTGTATTTTGTACATACACTTTAACCCATCCATATCCAGCAGGAATATCAAATTCAAAATCATCTTGGGTATTATTGGCAATATTCTCACCGTTAACCGGCTTTCTAGTTTTAAAAGGTTCAAAAAGACCATTTACAGAAACATCAGTTTTTTTTATCTTCCCCTTCGTAACTTGACTGTCCTGATTTTGCTGTTTTACATCTACATTGGATGATGATGCAATAACACTAGATCCAAAAGATAGAGAGCTAAGTAAAAGAGTTGCTGTTATTGTGCCTTTAATGAATCTTTTCATAAATATCCCTCCTAAATGAAATATGTTTACAACTGTATTAATATTTTACATAATCTTACAAACAATGTAAATGATAACACCAGCAAAACCAGAAGAAACATGTTAAATAATAGGTTAAATCATAGCCACTACCAACTGAAATTGATCCTAGCTAATACCAAATTACGAAGGAACGGACAGCAGTCTTCTACTTATGCACGATGTGTGGCGTGCTCAAGTAGAACAAAAATTCAAGTATAGATTATTTTTTCTCTATGGTATGATTATTGGCAACATCTTCATAAGGGCGGGGCTAGTAATGAATACTTTGTTTGTTTCGATAATGGGTGTTAACGAAGCATCCGAATTGTGGGAACTTAGTAATACAATAATCAGAGGCCTATGTAAAAGCGGCAAAATTGTAGCAACACCTATTGATGACACTTGGGCTATAATGCGAGAGCAACCAGCAGAAGCTCTAAAATCGATTGAGGATGCCCTCAAGAAAGAGAGCCTGTATCATATAGCTTTCTCTTCACCCGATGAACCAATTATCAATTTTATCAAGGATGGCATGGGCATGCTTTCTTTAGAACAGCCTATCGAAGCAATTTTTGTACATCATCCTGGTCCACTTTCTACTCGAGCTGCAAATTCACTTAGAAGAGTTGGTATTAGTACAGTGAAACGTTTGGTTGAATCTACGTTAAATCAACTTTGGCCAATTCGAAATTTAGGGAATCGCGCCTTGAGGCATACTTTCGATGCTCTAAAACAAGCAACAGATAACCCGTCCCAGTTTTAAGGAGACGGGTTATTTTATTAGTACCTGTCCATGTAATCAGAAGTGTATACGAAGTGCTTTCCTCCACCGATCATATACCGTTTCAGTTTCTCACGAAACGACTGGTCTGCAAGTGCCAATTCAACCACAAATGCCTGGGCACTCCCTAGTGACCGATTTCGTTTCGCCCTTCTATGAAATATCGGATTGTCCATTTTTTCGCGAATGAGGGCTTGAATAATCTTTAGATCCCTTGTCTAAACTGCGGATAAGGTCAGTTAAATAATTTTAAAAGGTGAATATAATTGAACAAATCCGTAGATATTCTCGAAGTAATCGTTCAGCAACTATTAGAGGATGATAGGCTGGTAAAGATGTTGATACCGAGATTACTAGAAAGGATGGAGACGAGAGGCGAGCCTACGATTGAAAAGTGGTTAACTGTTAATGAAGCAGCCAAATACCTGAATATTTCTTCTTACACGATCTACATTATGGTACGTGAAGGTACATTACCAGCATCTCGACTCGGATCATTAAGTTCACGAAAACCAGCACTTCGCTTTCAACTCAGTAAATTAAATGATTGGATGGAAGCTGGAGGGGTCCGCGATCCTGTTAACAAACAAACATGAAGGAAAGAAATTATTCCATATAGTAAAGTGCACCCAGGAGTTTGATGCCTCACGGGTGCACTTTTTTAAAGAATAGTCCTTTCGAATTTTGCCCACTTAGTTGCCCACTTTTTGCCCACTTTCTTACTACAAGATATTAACGGGAATTGATACTTTGGAAGAGAAAAGCCTGATTTATCAAGGTTTTTTAATGAGCATTTACAGGAATTTAACGTAAAAAC